TTTTTTTATAAAAAAAAGAAGAAAAAACAAATTTAAATGTCTATATAAATAGTGAATATATGAAGTATATTTCCTAAGTTTATAAGGATTTACATGATTTAAAATCAGTTAGAATCAGTTGGTAAGTAACAAATAAGTAACAAAATATATAACCATTCTAATTTAGATGGTTATTTTTTCTATTTCTTTTTTTAAATAGTCAATAGATTCATGAGTATATACATCATCAGTCAAGTCGTTTATTTTATGTCCCATCATTTTCTTTACTGCAGTTGGTTTGACTTCGCATTCTTTAGCAAGCGTCGCAAATGTATACCTAGCGTCATGCATAGTATGATTCATATTCATTATTTCCATAATTTTATTAAATCGTTGCATTGCATATGTGTAAGATCTACCTTGTAAAAAATCAAAAACATCTTTAGCGTATGATTTTATATATGGATGAATCGGTATTATTCTATTTGAACCGCTATTAGTTTTTATGCCGCAAATAATGTATTCTTCATTTATCTCATTTATATTTAATAATTCACTAGCTCTACAACCTGTGAAAATGTATACTAAAGCTATTTTTGCGTAAAATTCATCAGATTTCATAAGTTCTTTTATTTCATTTTTATTAAAAGGCTTATGAATAATTTTTGTTTTCGATTTACTTCTTATTTTTATATATTTTGTAAAATCTTTAGATTTATCTATCCATCCCTTCATGATTGCGAATTCAAATGCTGACGAACATGTAGTTTTACACATATTCAAATATGATTTTGAATATGATGTATTTTTATCAAATACAGATTGCATATCATCTAACACTATATCATCAATATTTTTATCCATCAAATCAGATAATACATTACAAGCGGCATGTCTATTCTCATACCATGATTTAGACTTTTCGTCTTTCTCTCTTTCAATATGACCTCTAACACATTCTTCAAACGTATGAGATATTTTAGCTTTCTTTTGAATTTCTTTTGCATTTTCATAATCCATTTCCAAAGCTAAATGCTTACTCTTCTTAGACACTTGATATAAAGATAATTGTTTCATTGCATCAGCACGAGTTGCAAATGTTCCTATACTCTTCTGAATTTGTTTACCAGTATTTTGATCGAATCCAACTGTTACTTTAGCGACCCATGGTTTTCTTCTTTTGCCACTTAATCTTGTTACACTACCAAACCCATTAGGGTTCTTCATAAATCCACCTCCAAACTTCATTATAATTGTACCATCACATAATTGATAGTTTTTTATCATATTTTTACATATATAATAAAAATACATTAGCTAATGAATTTTGTATTAGGAGGAAGTCGAAATGCTTACCATATCAGTTAAGGAAGCATCTAAACTATCTCACATGTCTGACCTATTCATCAGACAACAAGTTCAAAATGGAGTTATTCCACAAGCATACGTTATTCAAAATAAAGTTCGTAAAACCTACGTCATATACAGAATACCTTTTATGGATTGGTTAAAACTAATTCAAGGAGATGCTTATCATGAGTAGATATACAGATCGTGAACATGACAAAATCGAATATTACAAATATCGAATAAGAGAACTTAGATATTTAGAACGTGAGTTTGCTATAGTAAAAGAAGATTTAAGAGAAATAGAGGCTAATCTTAGAAAGGTTCCGTCTCCTCAAGTCAAGCAAACTTATAAGTCAAAATATGAATATAAGAATAATTGTGCTCTTTGGAATAAATTAATTATGCAAAAAGAAGAACTTACAATAAGAGAGATGAATATTTCAAATGCTATAGGCAGCATACATAAGATATTAGATGCTTTAACACCTGTTACAAGAGATTTAGCTATTGATTTGTTAGTTAATAGAATTAGTGCAAATTTGGCAATGACTAGATACAATACAACTAACGTTTATCAGACTATTAACGATGAACTTAAGTATATTGAAATTGATAGTTTTTAATCACATATTTCTTGATATTATGTTATTGAGGTGATAGGACGCGTAGATTACAAGTAGTTTAATGGAGGTGAATATTTATGGATTATGAAAAATTGATGAATGCAGCCATGGAGTTTATTTGTTTGACGATGAAATCTTATGATGATTTGGCAAAAGATGCTATAGAATCAAACGACAAAGAAAAAGCGTCAAGGTATACGAATCAATACATAGCAGCTAGAGACATCAAACTAGGAATCGATAAATTGGCATTAGAAATGAAAAATGGGAAATAGTATCGTTAAGATACCAATCCCTTTTTCTTTTTATAAAAGTCCGTGCTCTTTTGCAATCTCTAAATTTTTAGCATGCATTTCTAGACAAGTTAGACGATCTTCGATTGCTTTTTCTAAAGTCATATTTCCGTAAACGTTTAAAACTTTTTCTTCAGTCCATTCATCTCCTTTGTCGTGAGTTACTCGGATAAATTCTTGTGCTTCTTGTTTAGTCATGGTGAGGCTCCTTTCTATTTTTGGCAAAGATGATTATAACATAGATACGCGAAAAACACATCTTGTTTTATGAGATTATATTATAGGAGGATGTAAATATGGGATTTACACATGAAGAAAATTTATTATATCTTAAAGAAGAGAGAGAAATGCTTAATAGTCTTAAAGAAAATTGTTCTAAACTTGGAGGTATTACTAAATTTGATGACGATGTAATTTGTGTATGTGAAAGTATGGTTAATATTATCGACAATCATATAAATGAGGCAATTTATAGTTATGATACGTCGTATGAATTACGTTCATGCTTAACATTAGCGGGAAAATTTATGTTGGCACCATTATTAAAGAAACAAAGAGACGAGTTAATAAGATTAATATTCAATAATTAAAAGAGCAAACTAGCTCTTTCTTTTTTGCGCGATTTTTACATCTAATATTATGGAGAGGAGTGTAATTGATTAGGAAGATGAGATTACCTTAAACGTAAGTTTGTGCTTGGCTTACATCCAATTCATAGAGATGGATAAACCATATTCCCTGTGGAATCTATCTCTTTTTATTTTTCTCAAGGAGGTGTACTGATTAAATGATACGAGAAAAAGAATTAAAACATCATGGAATTAAAGGTCAAAAATGGGGTGATAGGAATGGACCGCCATATCCGTTGAATGCATCGAGTCGTTCAAAAGTTGAGGTTAAAGCTGGATATAAAAAGTCTATTAAGAAAAATGATAACACTAATAATAACACTAATAATAACACTAATAATAACACTAATAATAAGTCTAACAGAAAACATAATATGACTGATGCCGAAAAGATTAAGTTAATGAGAAATATAGCAATTGGTGTTGGTGTGGTAGGCATTGGAGCAGCGATTGCAGCACCAATAATTGCTAAAAGAAATTTTGATAAGGATGCTATTATAAAAGGTAAACAGATTCTACAAAGAATTGATAAAGACGGTCATACTAGCGTGCATGACGTGTTTTATGCAGCAACTAATAATGCCGATAAAAAGATTTATGAAAGAGTTATGTCTGGTATGAAAATCAAAATGCATGCAAATAATGATCTTAAAATAGCAGGCGGTAAGAATGCACAAAAAATATTTAATAATTTACGAAAGAGCAATCGTGAATTTGACAACGCCATATCGGTATTTGGTATTCAAGATTATAAAGATTTTAACGATAGAATTCTCAGTATAAAATATCATCCGCCAGCTTTTGATCCTTTTAGAAAAGCTATAGAAAAAGCTGGATATGATGGTATAATGGATATGAATGATTTAAGAGGTGTTGGAGGAGGTTATAAAGCCAAAAGTCCAGTAATCATATTTGACCCATCTAAAATAACAATAGATTCGTTTTCAAAAAATACTATAAATCAAGGGAAATATTATTGGGAAGCGTTAAAAATGAATTTAAAATCACGTCAAAAAGAAATTGGTCTTGGTGCTGGAGCATCAGGCGCTTTATATGGATATCTTTTCAATCAGTTATATAAACAAGAAAATAATAAAAGTGAGGAGAAAAATAAATGAAAAAAATATCATGGTTGGCACCACTTGCGATAATCGGTGGTACATTATATAAATCATCTAAAAAAAGAGATCCGTTTTGGAATGGGTCTCTTACGAAGGAATGGATTTTCAATGATTATCCAGAAATCAGAGAATATTATATAAACCATCCTTCAGAGCCTATATCGTATGAAACTTTAAAACGTATTTGTCCTAGATTAACTGATGAATATAATCGTTTCGGAATGAAGAAATAAAAATGTCAGTATTCAATAAATTAGCAAAATTATATATTAAAATGCGTCAAGGCAATGCTACAATCAATGACATAAACGACGCTGAAAATATTATTTTTATGGGATGTATGGATAATGACTTACTATTTCATTACACAAGAATAGAATTATTCAAAGCTAAATATTTAAAAGAACGTCTAAAATTTAAAAAATATTTAACTCTTGAAGAGATGACTAAATTAAAAAAAGAAAAATCAAAATGGAATAATGATTGTGACTATATTCGTTATTATTCAACATATCTTTGTTGGAAAATAGATAATGATAAGAGATTGAAAGAATTAGAAAGACCTATGGATAAGTAGGTCTTTTCTTTTACGCAAATTTTACATCTTATGTTATGGAAAATATAGGAGGAAATAACAATGAAAAAATTTTATGAATTTAGTTATGCAGTAAGAGCATTAGCGATTGGAGCTACATTATTAACTATGACAGGATCATATGTATACGATGCATATAAATCCTACAAAGAACATAAAGCAGCTCAAAAAAGCTCAATACGATGAAACAGACAAATTCATTAAAGAAGTATTAGATGATTACTATAAGGTTAAAGAAAGAGCAGGGCTTAATTAGCTCTATTTCTTTTTTATTTTTCTCAAGGAGGTGATGTTCTATGATTTGGTATTTCTTATTAGGTGTGATTGGATTCATTTTTGGTTTTACAGCATCAACGCGAAGAATTAAGAGGTTATTGGTTGGTGACATTGTTTTATGTTATGATGAAGAAACTAATGAGGCGGCGTTAGGAGTTAAGTTTCAAGCAGATGGACAAACTATTGCTGATTTACCATATGTTTTGCTAAAGGTAAATACGCATGAATAACAATTTATATTATGGAGGTATTGAAAATGGAAGAAAAAGAAATTAAAGATTTAAAGTCAAAAGAAGAAAAAGAAAGGGAGTCCTTACTAGATGGTTTGAAAAGTAACGATCCTGCAACAGATCGTTATAAGCAAATATTAGATGCTTACTTGGAGCTAGAAGAAGTTGATAGAAAGAGGAAAAAAGATAAAGCGGAAAGAATTGACCGCAACATTAATTCAGCTATCGGACATATTATAGCTATCGGTGGTGTAGTATTACCTGTAGTAGCTTATTGCGGAATTTGTATGACTGGTTTTGAAATCGAAAAAGAAGGAGTTATCGGTTCTAATCTTCTCGAAACTTGTATCAAAGACTTTACCAAAGTTTTCAAAATCAAAGGAAAAGCCTAATATAGGACTTTTCTTTTTATTTTTGAGGTAAATTATGAGATATTATCATGAACCGAAAAGAAAAACTAATAGGTATGCTAAAACATTCATATGTGGACATCCAGTGTTTGATAAATGTACGTTATTTATGATTAATGATAAAGGATTATGTGTTATTCAGCAAAGATATGATCCTTATACAAAGCATACTTGGTGGGGCGAAATAGACGATAATCTTTGCGATGAATTATATTTGAATATTAACTTTAAAAAATACTTTGATAAGCGAGCAGATATTTGCAAAGATGGCATATACCCAGTTGTTACTATTCGTCAAATGATGTGGGGACTAAAAATGAAACCTCTCAAAAAAGAACGATGGGAAACAGTATTCGATAGACAATTAGTCTGAACGCAAATTTTACACCTTGTATTATGAGGTGATAAAAATGAAAGATTTAATTTTTAAAGAGTCGTTTGATTGGAATAATAGATTTATAAAAACGTACAAAGAAGATGATGATACGGTTAATGAAATGTTCTTAAAAGGTATGCTTTTAGGTATTACATTAATGTGTGGATTTGGATTTATTTTAGAAATAATAAATTTATTATAGAGTCTAAATGACTCTTTTTATTTTTAGAAGGAGAGATTGTAAAATGAAAAATAAGGATATTCTACAAAGTATGCTTGATTACGGAACTATGTTCATAAAGAACAATTCTTCTATTATTTTAACTGTTAGTGCTACTGTTGGTGTAATATTTACCGGTATATCTGCATCAAAAGCAACTATTAAAGCTATAGAAGTATACAATGAATTAGAAGTTGAGAAGATGGAAAAACCAACTAAAAAAGAAACAGCGATTACAGTGCTACCTTATATTGTAACGCCTGCTTTAATTGGATTATCAACAATTGCATGTGTTTGGTCACTAAAAAATGTAAACGATAAAAAGATTAAAAACTTAATCGGTGCGTGCCATTTAGCTTCAACTTCATACTTAGAATATAAGAATAAAGTTATTGAGAACTATGGCGAAGAAGCTCATAAAAGCATCATGGATCAAATATATGTTGAAAAGGCAACAGAAACTCATATATCTCAGCAAAATATATTTGGGGTAGCAGATGCACTACCAGAAGATAATGGTGAAATAAAACGTTTTTTTATCTATGTAGATACTCCAAGAATGTTTGAAACAACAATGGAGCAAGTATTAAATGCTGAATTAAATATTAATAGAAATTATGTTTTGCGAGGTGAAGTTAGCATTAATGAATTATATTCATTTTTAGGTTTAGCTCCTACAGAATTTGGAGATATCATGAACTGGACTATTGAGTCTGGAGTTCCTTGGTTAGATTTCGATAACAGAAAAATAAACGATGGCGAAAATGAGTATTATGCTATCGAACCGGTATTTGCACCGGATGAATATTTTTAAACGCGATTTTATCAAGGTATATTATGGAGGTGTAAGTATGGATGAAATAATTAAAAAATACGGTCCTAAAGTTATAGGTTTGGCTGGTATCTTATTAGTTGGAATCGGAAATCTGATGAGAGATCGAGCAGATGACGCAGAACTGGATCAAGTTATTGATGAAAAAATTCAAAAAGTGCTTAAAGAAAAAGAGATCATTTAAGGTCTCTTTTATTTTTGCAAAAAAGTAAAATAGAAGGAGAGAAGAGAAATGAAAAGTAAAAAAATATCAAATGTTGCAAAAGGAGTACAAAGAAATGTTAGAAAAAGTAGTCCGATGATTTTAATTGGACTAGGTATTGGCGGATTTGTTGCCACAGCAATATTAACAGGAAAAGCATCTATTAAAGCAGAAGAAGTGTTAAAAGAAAAGAAAGAAAGTATTTCTGCAAAAGAAGAATGCGAGGTTAAAGAAGTTAAATTATCAGTAGAAGATACTGTTAAAGCAACTTATAAATATTTTATTCCACCAGTTATTGCTGGAATTGCATCAACTATTTGCATTCTTGGATCAAATTCAATTCACTTAAAGAGAACTGCAGCTTTAGCTTCAGCTTATGAAATTGCTCAAGTAGGAATAAGAGAATATAAAGATTCAGTTATTGAAATTGTTGGTAAAGAAAAAGAAAAAGAAATTAGAGAAAAAACTGCAGAAAAAAAGATTGTAAAATCTGCTCCCGTTTCGCAAACAGTTATATTGGGTGAAGGAGATTATTGGTGTTTGGATGATTTAACAGGTAAAAAATTTAGAACTAATAAAAATAAAATAGATGCTGCATTTAACACTATCAATGCTCGCATTTATCATGACAACTACGCTTCTTTAAACGAACTATACGAAGAGTTAGGAGCTCCTAGATGTGATTTAGGAGACTTATTAGGATGGAACAATGACATTCGTGAGGTAAAGTATTATGTTTATGGAGCCGTTACTGAAGACGGTGAACCTTGTTTAGCGTTAGCAATTGAATCAGACACATTACCACAATATGATTTTAACGCTTTTATGTAATACGCGATATTTACACTTAGTATTATGGATAAGAGTATTATTCAAATTTATAGAAAAGAGGAAATAAAAAATGGAAGAACAAGAAGTAGTATTAAATGATGAAATCGAAAAAGTTGAAGGGAACGAAGATGATTACGAAATTGGAGAAGTAGTAATCGATTCACCAGAAGAAACTGTTGAAGAAGATGATGGATATAGTTTATTGGGTATTTGTGGAGTTGCTGCTGGTGCAGCTTTATGTATATATGGTATACAAAAGGGAGCTAGAGCTATTTACAAATATGTAAAAACTAAAAAAGAAGTTCAACAAAACGAAGGCGAAAAGAAATCAAAAATCAAGAGAAGATTCAAACTCGTTAAAGTCGATGAAGACGGTAACATTGTTTATGAAGCTAAAACTTCTGATATTAAATCGAATGAAAATGAATAATTAACTTATTAAGACAGATATCTTATATAAGGTATTTGTCTTTTATTTTTTAAAGGAGAATAAGCATGGCAGAAAGAAAAAAAGTAAAGCCACTTGAAGATATTGGTGAGGTGAAAGTTAAAAAGAAATCTGAAGTAAGAAAGTTGGCAGATATCTTTTTAAAAGACGACATTGAAGAAGTTAAAAAATATGTAATTAGAGATGTATTTTTACCATCAGTAAAAAGAGCTGTTTCAGAGAGCCTACATACAGGAATTGATATGCTATTTGGTGGTGGGGCTGGTTTATCTAATAGATCGCATGATTCGTATTATAAATCTTATGATGATTATTATAGCTCGAACCATAAAACGGTATCTGCTTCAAAAAGAAGAAATTATTCCAACTATGGTTATACATGTAATGAAATTGTGTTCGAAACTCGTGTTGATGCAGAAAGAGTTTTATCTGATTTAAGACATATCATAGCTCAAACTGGTATGGTAACGGTTGGAGAATTATATGGAATGGTAAGAATGCAAGCTACTTATACTGATGAAAGATATGGATGGAATAACTTAGATAATGCATCAGTAGTCAGAGTTAGATACGGTTTTGTTATAAAATTACCAAGACCGATGGAAGTAGATTAAATAAATGTTAAAGGAGATTATAGAAATGAAAAAACAAGATATTACAAAATATGTAAATAAATTAGTATTTAAAGGAAAGAAAAACGCGCCCGCTATTTTAGTTGTTGGCGGTGTGATTGGAGTAGGAGTAAGCACAGTATTAGCTTGCAAAGCTACTTTAAAAGTGAACGATGTTTTAAGTGAAGCAAAAGAAAACATTGACAAAATTCACTCAGCTAGAGAAGATGAAGAAATCTCTGATCATAAATATACTGAAGTAGATGCTAGAAAAGATTTAGCACTTACTTATGTTGGCGCTGCTAAAGAATTAACAAAATTGTATGCACCTGCGGTATTAGTTGGTATGGCTTCATTGTTCAGCATTGTATATTCCCATAGAATGTTAACTAAAAGAAATGCTGCGGTTGTTGCCGCTTATACTTTATTAGATGCTTCTTATAAAGAATACAGAGGTAAAGTAAAAGAAGTTTTTGGTGAAGAAGTTGACGAAGGTATTGAGCAAGGAACTATCCAAAAAAATGAAGACTATGTAGAAGATGAAAAAACAGTTAAACCTTATATAATTAATCATGAAACTTTGAAAAAGAGCATGACTAGCCCTTATACTTTAATGTTTGATGAAGGTGATAGAGGTTGGAGTAATAATTTAGAATACAATTTATCTTTCTTAAGAGCTCAAGAAAGATATTGCAGTCAATTATTAAACGCTAGAGGTTTCTTATTCTTAAATGAAGTTTATGAATCATTAGGTCATGAAATGACACCAGAAGGACAAGTATTAGGATGGGTAATTAAAAAAGGTTCACATATCGAACGCAATGTAGATTTTGGTATTGATGAATTTATTAAAACTTATAAACCAAATCCAGATGAAGATCCTGAATGCAGAGTACCTGGTATTCCAATGAGATTTAATGTTGACGGTTATATTTTAAATCAAATTTAAAGGAGGAATTAATTATGATGGCGTTATCATGTACGTTAGCAACTATTTCTAGTGTTTGCTTTTGGAGTGGTGTTGCTATTTTAAAAGGTGGTCACAATGGATAGGCTTGATTATGTAGTCGATACATTTGATCATATTTTAGACTCAAAAAGAAAAAGACATATTATTGGAGGTGTGATGCTAAGCATTTCATTGCTTTTTGGAGGCTTAGCTTTTACGACCTTTACTATTGGTTTGGAGGATCACAAGAATGAATAATACTACAAGTGCATTATTAGGTTTTGTAATTGGTGCTGGTATTTCATCAGTTCTTACTTGGAAACTGTTAAAAACTAAGTATGAGCAAATGGCTGATGAAGAAATAGATTCTATTAAAAAATATTATAGTGAAAAAGATAAAAAAGTTAAAAAAAAAGAAGAAATGCAAGAAGAAGCTGTAAACATTATAAATGAAAACGGGTATGCTAACGAATCAACTAGTCTAAAAGAAGAAAATATGGTTCAATATTCAGCATCTTCGAAAAAAGTTAAAAAAAAAGAAGAAAAAGTAATTAAAACGCATTTTGAAATTATACCTCAAGACGAATATGGTTTGGAAGAAGATTATGATTGTATTGTATTGTATCACATGTCTGATGGCGTCTTATTAGATGAAAATTTTGAAGATGTTTCTAATGTGGCTGATAAAATAGGCCTTGATTATATGACACATTTTAATGAATTCGATGACGATTCTATTTTCATTAAAAATGATAAGTACAAAGCATACTATGAAATTAGTAGAGACGATCGAGCATCATACGAGGTAAATGACGATGACTAAAGAATATTTTTTATGGTTATATGATATAGCTATGAAAAATCGTTCAAACTATAAAGAACTTTGTTGGTATTTGTTTGATACTGTATTTTATTTCTCTAATCCATATGACTCTAATAGAGCTTCTGATGGAATTGATCTAAGATACAGATTTAGTGATGAAAGAGGATATTCTCAAAATCAGATAGAAGCAACTATTGATAATCAACCATGTTCAATGTTAGAAATGATGGTCGGATTAGCATTACGTTGTGATGAAACCATTATGCAAGATGCAAGACATACAGGACGTACAAATACTTGGTTTTGGAATATGCTTAAAAGTCTTCACTTAGACAAAATGACAGATGAAAATTTTAATATCGAATACTGTCATAATGTTTTACAAAGATTATTTAATAAAGACTACGAGCCTAATGGAGCTGGTGGTCTTTTTACTGTTCATAGCAAAAATATCGATATGAGAGAACTAGAATATTGGTATCAAGCTATGAGATATTTTAATGAGATTTTAGAAGGAGAAAGATAGGAGGTTTGAATATGCTTGATTTCTTATTGATATCAATGCGTTCACCTAAAAGAGGTGTTACTGAAATATATCCTAAATTCATTGCTAAAGAAACCTCCGACTTAATGATTCGAGGTGGTGATTTTTATGCCATTTGGGATGAAGAAAAAAAACTTTGGTCAACAAAAGAGCATGATGCAATTAGGATTATCGACCGAGAGCTAGATAAATTTGCAAAAGAAAAAAGATCTGATATTCATGATGACATAGTACGCGTTTTGCATTTGTGGGATACCGATAGCGGTATGATTGACAAATGGCACAAATATTGTCAAAAACAGATGTGGGATAAATATGTTACATTAGATGAAAAGCTTATATTTTCTGATATGGAAGTCAAAAAAGAAGATTATGCAAGCAAAAAATTGAATTATCCATTAAAGAAAGGATCACATGATGCTTATGATAAATTGATTGGTACATTATACTCTGAAGAAGAACGCCATAAAATAGAATGGGCAATCGGTTGTATTGTATCTGGAGATTCTAAGACTGTTCAAAAGTTTTTAGTATTATATGGTTCTGCAGGTACTGGTAAATCAACCATTTTAAATATTATTCAAGAATTATTTGATGGATATCATTCTACGTTTGATGCAAAGGCACTAGGACAAAACGGAGCTAGCTTTGCGTTGGAAGTTTTAAAATCTAATCCTTTGGTTGCTATACAGCACGATGGTAACTTATCAAGGATTGAAGATAACACTAGATTAAATAGTTTGGTTTCTCATGAAACTATGCCTGTCAATGAGAAATTTAAATCGACATATTCTAGTAGTTTCAAAACATTTTTAATTTTAGGTACTAATAGTCCTGTAAAGATTACAGATGCTAAATCAGGTTTATTAAGACGTCTAATAGATGTTACTCCTACGGGTAATAAAGTACCTGTTAGGGAGTATAACAGTTTAATGAAACGAATTAAATTTGAATTGGGAGCAATAGCTTATCATTGTCTAGAAGTATATAAAAAAGACCCGGGATATTATGATAATTATGTACCTTTAGCGATGTTAAGTGCGACGAATGATTTCTATAACTATGTATTAGATTCCAGTTATGTCTTTGAAGAATCAAATGGTGTAAGTTTAAAAACTGCTTGGGAAATGTATAAAGCGTACAACGAAGAAGCTAAGGTTCCTTATGGAAAATCTAAAATGATATTTAAAGAGGAACTTAAAAACTACTTTGATGAATTTAGAGTCAGACATACTATGGAAGATGGTACAAGAGTTAGAAATTATTATTATGGTTTTAGAAGAGATAAATTAGATGGCGAAAAAGGCTTAATTAAGCAAGAAGAAAATACTAGTCAATCTTCTTGGTTGGAATTATCCGAACAGCCATCTATTTTTGATAAAGAGTGTTGCGATTGCTTGGCACAGTATGCTACGCAAAAAGAAACACCCATGAAGCCTTGGGAAAATGTAAAAACTGTATTGAGTAATATTAATACTAGTATGTTACATTATGTAAAAGTTCCATTAAATCATATCGTTATCGATTTTGATATTAAAGATGAGAATGGAAATAAGTCCTTGGAAAAGAATATAGAGGCTGCAAAAGATTTTCCACCTACATACGCAGAAGTAAGTAAAGGGGGACAAGGATTACATTTGCATTATATTTACGATGGAGATGTATCAAAGCTTGCTAATATTTTTAAAGAAGGAATAGAAGTTAAGGTTTTTACTGGAAAAGGGTCTTTACGTAGGAAACTATCATTATGTAACGCTTTAGCAATAGCAACATTATCGGCAGGATTATTGTTAAAGAAGGAGAAAAATATGATAGACGTGAAAACAATAAAAAGTGAGAGCAAGTTAATCGAATTAATCGTTAGAAATATGAAAAAAGAGATCCACCCTGGAACAAAACCTAGTGTGGATTTTATTTATAAGATTTTAGAAGATGCTTATGAAAGTGGCTTGAAATATGACATTAGTAATATGTATGACGAGCTATATAATTTTTGTTTAGGGAGTACACATCATTCAGATTATTGTTTAGATATTCTAAATCAAATGAAACTAAAATCAGAAGATCAAGCAGAATCGGTTTTGCAAAAAGAAGCACCTATGGTTATATTTGACTGTGAGGTATTTCCTAATTTCTTTGGTGTTAACTGGAAAATTTATGGTGAAGGGAATCCTATGATTAGAATGATTAACCCATCGCCACAAGAAATTGAAGATCTATTAAAATATCGTTTGGTTGGTTTCTATTGTAGACAATATGATAATCATATTTTGTATGGCAGATTAATGGGCTATTCTAATCAACAATTATTTGAATTATCTCAAAAATTAACATCGAATGATACAGACACGAGTAGATCTGCTAAATTCGGCAATGCATATAACTTATCTTACACCGATGTTTATGATTTTTGTGCAAAAAAACAATCTCTAAAGAAATGGGAAATCGAGTTAGGAATACATCATCAAGAGTTAGGTTTTAAATGGGATGAACCTGTACCAGAAGAAAAATGGAAACTAATATCAGAGTATTGTGACAATGATGTATTGGCGACTGAAGCATGCTTTGATGCCAATAAAGCAGATTTTATTGCCAGAGAAATCTTAGTTGACATCGTTAAAGAATTGCATGGTGTAAGTAATGTAACCGTAAACGATACTACTAATACATTATCAACAAAATTTATATTTGGGTCAAACAAACATCCGCAAAATGAATTCAATTATAGAGATATGGGAGAAGTTAGTAATACTGATATTGGAGTCGAAGGCTTTGATGAATTTACAAGATTTAATAACAAAAAACAACCTGTATTTCCAGGATATAACTTTGAATATGGAAAATCATATTACAGAGATGAGCTAGTTGGAGAAGGTGGATATGTATATGCCGAACCAAATATGTATGGGAACGTAGCTTTATTGGATATTCAGTCTATGCATCCTTCGTCTATAGAAGATGAGGAATTATTTGGTAAAAAATATACTAAATTATTTAGTGAAATTAAAAAAGCTCGTATTGCTATTAAGCACAAAGATTTCAAATCTGCTAGAACTATGTTGAATGGTGCTTTAAATAAATATCTTGATGATGAGAGTATCGCTGATCAATTAGCTCAAGCATTAAAGATTGTTATAAATTCTATTTATGGATTAACTAAAGCTAAATTTGAAAATGCATTTAGGGATCCTCGCAACGTTGATAATATTGTAGCAAAAAGAGGCGCATTGTTTATGATTAATCTAAAATTTGAGGTTCAAAAACGAGGATTTACAGTAGCACATATTAAGACAGATTCAATTAAAATTCCAGATGCTACAAAAGAAATAGTTAACTTTGTAATGGAATATGGAAAAATGTATGGTTATATTTTCGAGTTTGAAGCTGTTTATGATCGTATGTGTTTAGTTAATGATGCAGTTTATATTGCAAAATATAAAGCTTTAAAAGGCTGCGAGGAACTATTCGATTATATTCCTAGCGATAATAAAAAGCACGCTGATCACCCATGGACAGCGACTGGGACTCAATTTGCTGTACCTTATGTATTTAAAACTTTATTTTCTAAAGAACCAATTAATTTTGAAGAATTATGTGAAACTAAGTCAGTCGGTAAAGGAAGTATATATATTGACATGAATGAAGGATGTCCAAACGTGGATCACTATCAAAAAGTTAAAGACTTGCGTAATAAAAAGACTAACTTAACACGTTCTGAATTAACATATTTAGAATCATATAAATGGATTTCGAATGATATGTTAGAAAAAGAAATCGCTAAAGGTCATGATTATCACTTTGTAGGAAGAGTTGGTCAATTCTGTCCAATCAAAACTAATTGTAGCGGAGGAGTGTTGTATCGTTATGATAATGACAAATATTACGCACTTACTGGAACAAAGGGATATAGATGGCTAGAGTCTGAAATAGTTAAAAATCTAAACAAACAAAATGATATTGATTACACTTACTATGATGGACTAGTTGATGCTGCAATTAAGACAATATCAAAATATGGAGATTTTGATTGGTTCGTTTCGGATGAACCGTATATCACAGTACCCCATGACGATAATGGAGCACCAGTATATTTAGACTTTGGACAAAGGGTTTCCGCATAGGTGCGCAGAATATGCACATTATATTATGGAGGTAATGAAAAATGGAAATAAAAAGCAAAATTAAAAAAGTGACGAAAGATGGTATTGAATGGTTAGACTATAACCGTGAGGAAATTTTTGTTGGGATGTGCATTTTCACATCAGCAATCATTGCCGGTAGTATATGTGCTAATACAGGCAAACTCGTTGGATATTTGAAAGGCTATTCGGATGGAATAACTGACGGACATGGTGCTTGCCTAGATACCCTTATCACACTAGTAAACAACACAAATGAATTACCAAAATAATTGAGACCGTTAGGTCTCTTTTATTTTTATTTAAAAATTTTAAAAAGAAAGTTAGAGGAAAGAAAAATGGAATACGAATTTTTTACAAACAACAAAGGACAAGAATTAATTAGATTAACTGGGTGCCGAATTATCAATAAAAACTTTTCTGGAGATAAATTTGGAAAAGGCGGATATAGTACATTTTGTATGTTAGTTCCTGATGAAGAAACTAAAGACGCATTAATGGATAGAGGTTGGGAAGTAAGAATTAAACCACCTAGAGAGCCAGGACAAAATCCTTTTATGTTCTTACCAATTAAAATTAAATTTAACGATTTTGGTCCGCTTATTTATTTAAAATCAGGAGGTAGACCATTAGAAAAATTATCTCCTAATCGTGTTAAAAGTGATTTAGACCGAATTTCTATTGAATGCGTAGATATGGATATTAGTCAATATTATGATCCTGATAAAGGTACGCATACTGCTTGGCTTAGAGAAATGAAAGTCTATCAACGTGCTACAGGAAGATTTGCTGAAGAATACGAAAGAGATCATGCAAGTATTGCTCCAGTATCATTAGAAGAAGATCCAGAATAGGTATATTTATGATTGCTGATGAAGAATACAAGATAGTGCATTACGAAAAATATTGTGAGAGATGCGAACATTTAAATGACGAGGATTGGAAAGATTCTTGTCATTTTTGTTTATCAAATCCTGTAAATTTTAAAACTGATGCACCTGTAAATTTTAAAGATAAGGATAAGAAAAAATGACAGACAAAGAAAAAGAATTAGTAAAAGTTAAAAAAGAAATAATGGCACATTTAATTGAACTATATGATGCTCAAACATGTTGTACTAATGATGCTGTTGGAGAATATGTTGAAACTCTCGAAGCCCAATTAGTTGAGTTGATGATAAAAGATGATTGAGTTAAGCGAGCATCAGCTGGAAGCAATTAGTAAAATGAAAAATGGTTGTATTCTTTGCGGTGACACCGGTTCCGGTAAATCTAGAACAGCTTTGGGATATTATTTTAAAGAGAATAATGGAGGTCTTATTGGAGAATATATTCCAATGAATGATCCTCCATTAGATCTTTACATTGTTACGACTGCGCGAAAAAGAGACGAACTTGATTGGGTCAAAGAGATGGCTCCGTTTTTATTATCCCCAGATAAAGATGTAAGTTTATATTCTAATAAAGTGGTAATAGATTCTTGGAATAATATTGAAAAATATAAAGACGTTAAAGACTCGTTTTTTATATTTGATGAGCAGAGAGTTGTTGGATACGGAAAATGGTCTAAATCATTTATAAAAATTTCAAAAAATAATAAATGGATTTTACTTAGCGCTACACCTGGTGATACTTGGTCTGATTATATTCCAGTATTTATAGCAAATGGATTTTATCGCAATAAAACAGAATTCGCAAACGAACATATCATTTATTCGAGATTCGTTAATTATCCGTTAGTAGACAGATATGTTGGAATTAAGAAATTAGCTAAAATGAGAGATAGCATTTTGATTGATTTAGATGATAATCGTAAAACAACCAAGCATTTCTATGATATTTTTCATACTTACGATGCTGTTGAATATAAACGAATTCTCAAATATAGATGGAATCCGTGGGAAAAAGCACCAATTGATCGAGCAGGCTCTCTTTGCTATGCGTTGCGAAGGCTTGTTAATAGTAGTTCAGATAAACAAATTAAATTGCTAGAGTTATTAGAAAAACATCCAAAAGCTATTATATTTTATAACTTTGATTATGAATTGGATATTCTAAGAGATTTACCTTATGGGATGGGCGTGAGTATTGCTGAATGGAATGGGCATAAACATGAAGAGATACCCAAAACTGATAAATGGGTATATTTGGTTCAATATACAGCTGGGGCTGAAGGATGGAACTGTATTGAAACTGACACTGTTATATTCTTTAGTCAACATTATTCCTATAAAATAATGCATCAAGCATGCGGTCGTATAGATAGATTAAATACACCATTTATAGATTTAAATTACTATTATTTAAAAACAAAAAGTCCTATAGATACTGCTATTGCAAGATCTATAGAAAAGAAAAAAATATTTAATGCTGGCAACTACACTAAGAGATTGTAGTGCTAGTTACATAGGAGGATTAATAGTATAGATATATGTTTAAAATTATTTTTATAGTTATAGGGTTTATATACTTTGGAATACAATTGATATTTTTGGATTTAATAAGTGAATACGTTTGGATATTTATAATTGGTGATGTGATTATAGGCATAACTCTTTTTATTATACAATGGATAGAGGAGTTCGAAGAAGAGGGTAAGGAAGATGAACGAAAAGAAAATTAAAAGGCTAAATGAGTTGAACGATAGTATTAGCATAATTGAAAGACTGATTATTTCAAATAAACCTAATTATATTAAACGCTTTTCGATCGACTTTAGTTACTTGAGCGTTGACTTACGCATATTATTAGTAGCCTTAAAAGTTGAGAAAGAAAACTTAGAAGAAGAAATTAAAGGAGAAATTAAAAATGAAAGATGTATGTAGTATTTTAGGAGGTTATTTAATTGTAGTAGCATTAATATTTATTATTTGTTTGGGATTTAGCATCCCTTTTTCTTTAGCTAGAGCGTCAGGTATATGGGCATTCATTATACTATTAAGTATTGTAAAGAAAGTCATTTTCGACTAGGAGAAAAGATGTTATGGATAAGTATACAGTTTACAAATGGTTCAAGTCGAAACACCAATAGCAGGTGGAATTAAAACAGTCGTAACGTTTAAACCAACATATGAAAGAGAGAAAAAACAATGGAAGATAAATATTTAAGCATAATAACAAATTTTGGATGTCATTACGCATGTCCAGAATGCATAGTAAAGAATAATAAGTTAAACATTCCTAAGACTACAGTTGAAGGTATATCAAATTTAAAAGAAGTAATTAAAGAAAATAAAGTCAATTGGGTTTCTTTCAGCGGTGGAGGAGATCCTTTATTTGGTTATGATTCGTGTAATTGGACAGAATGCTGGATGCATATGCTTCTTGTGTGTCATGATACTTTAGTAAAAACTGAATTACATACTAGCGTATTACAATATTTAATATTTAATAACGATGAAATAGATAGTCGAAGATATATTTTTCTTATGACATTCGATAGAATTGTTTATCATTGTCACAGTTTATACGATTTACTTCATGTCAAAAGATATAAACATAATCAAATAATTAGGGTTGTATTTGTAGTTGATAAAAATTATGATTTAGAAACTTTAAAAAAGATTTCAGAATTCGTTAAAAACTCTGATGATATTGACGAATTGAGTTTTAGACAATATGTTGATTCTAATTATGAAACTCAATATTATTTACATGATGAGCTAAAAGCCGGTCATAAAAAAGATTGGTATTATATCGAGCAAAATGATTATAATTTATATTATTGCGAATGTAAGACATATACAAAGTATAGTGATATCGGGAAGGACGTTGAATAGTATGGACATTTTAAATGAATGGATGAAAAGAAATACTAAGTATTATGATATTTGGTCGAATGGGGTTGTCATAGGAAAAATAGCTGATACTTTACCAAGAATTATTTGCGCCGATGGTTTTGAATTCAATTGTCAAGCTAAAGAGACGTCATATTGCAATCCAAGAAAAGACTGTATGTGGCCATATTCAAGTGTTGAATTAGGTTTTCCTAGCGATAGAGATGAATTAATTGATTGTTATGCACAAGAAGATTATAAAATTTTTCCTTACGTTCCTGTCAAAACAGTAATTGAATTAATTAAGAAGCATGGAGGATTTGAAAGCGGTTGGCCTAATTTAACGGATATGTCTATATACGATTTAGGATATGAAGAAATTGGCACTATTTGTGATGGGATTATAACGTATAAGAAAGAAATTAATAATCATAAAGCAAAAGTAATAGCTGTTGATACTTCTAAATATGAGATTAAAGCTTATATTCATTATTATTTAGGAAGAACAAAAATAACAAAATTAACAAAGCAAGAGCGTAAGATATTTGCAAGTAAATTGATTGAGATTGCTGGTTATCATGGCGATGTAAAATCGGAGGATTGTTTGGATGATTAGATTAATAATTATGATCGGATTGGGAGCATTTGTATATTTTGTATTACATCATAAGTATGGTCCATACGAAGATTGCTATCGTATTCAAGAGCGAAAAGGAATATCGATATTTGGAGTATGTCCAGGAAAGAAACATTCGGAATTATGTGAGACTTGTCCGTATTTATCAGAGTATAGAAAAACGAAAGGAGATAATTTAAATAAAAATGAAAGTTGAAAATTCAGAACATATTATCAGAGCACAAAAAGAAGTAGAATTGGCTAAAAAGAGTCTAGTTAAAAATGATATAGGCAATGAACATTATGATAAAGTTTTAGAAATATTTAATAATTTAGCTGATGATATAGAATATCCAGGAGTAGTACGCTGCATTTTAAATAATGTAATACGTCTAATGAGCAATAAACCATTAACACCTATAACTGAAGAAGATGACGAATGGGTGCGAATTGGATATTTTTCGGAATTGAAATGTACTATATATCATGCTAAACGTTTAAATGCACTATATAAATATGAATATACTGATGGTTCAATAAAATATAAAGATACAGCTAGAGTACAAATTTGTAGTAGATATGGTGTGGTTTTACATGGAGATGAAAATACTTATGAATTGTTTGATTTATTAAAACAATACTGCGGTGAAATATTAATACCATATTATCCACTACTTGCACCATATAAATTTTATATCGATTTTCGTAGTTATAAAGAACATTGTGATACAGCTGTCGTGACAAAAATAGAACACGGGACTATGACATTTGATGAACCTATACGCGTTGATAGACGAAAGTTATGTTTCAAAAAAGATAATGGACATTGGAAAGAAGTAGTATCTCATGAAGAACGAGCTGGAATATTTAAAAAAAGGGAAGAATAGAAATGATTAATTTATTAGGATTTATTTTATATTGTACTGTTTTTGGGGTTTTGGGGTTTCTATTACTTAAGGTATTTAATCACTTTAATGATAATTATCATGAAAAATGCTTTAAAAAACAAGAAGAGGTTGGATTTGCGGTTCTTGGTACATGTCCTGGCGTTCATGGAGGAACTAAAAACACAGAATATTTAAGTGAAACTTGCATAGATTGTCCATATTTTGCTGGATATAAAGTAGTAAAAGGAGAAGAAAAATGATTAAATTAGAAAATACGGTTTTGGCTAGTCCGGAGCAAATGATGTTTATCATTCAAGGTATGAGAAACCCAATGAATAGTTGGGATAAAAGTGATAGTAAAAAAGAGGACGGTTATTATATTTTAAGAGAACTGGATAATCCAACTCATTATCGAGTTCTTGAAGACGATGAGGTACAAGAAGAATTGGAATATTGGGAAAGACAAGGCGTTGATTGTATTGAATACGTTGTTGATGATTCGGATTATATTCTAGGACCAAATGATAAAAGCTTAATGCAACGATTATCAAAAGCTGGTACAGACCATAGAAAATTTATGAGAATGATGCCTGTATATGTAAGAATTACCGCACCTTTATACTGGTGGAAAGAATTCGATACTTACAAAGTTGGTACTGTTGCAAACTCTTGCAGTACTATGCATAAGATTCAGGCTAAAGAGTTTAAATGGGGAGATTTCAGTAATGATCATTTGACGCATACAGACTCTCACCACATGGATGAAAATGAAGATGCTATGAATGCTTTACAAGTTGTCATTAATTCTTTGAATTACAATAGAAATAAATATCTAGAAACCAAAGACAAAAAATATTGGTGGCAACTTATTCAATTATTACCAAGTAGTTATAATCAAACTCGAAATGTTATGTTGAATTATGAAGTATTAGCTAACATTTACAAATCTAGAAAAAATCATAAATTAGATGAGTGGAAAGAATTCTGTAAATGGATTGAAGATTTACCATATTCCGAATTAATTACTGGAGGATGTCGTGTTGATGAAGCCGAGCATACAAAATTATTTACTGGGGATAATGCTTTATCTAAAGATTAATCATGTTGGGAGAAAAAGAAATGTTGAAAAAATAAATGAGGCTATGGATAAAGCTATATCCACATTTAATAAAGAAAATAGTTATATTCAAATCACAGGTCATAGGGGAGCACATATAGTTAGTTCACCAAATTTAACTTATGTTAGTATTTGGTATTTCTATATAACAATAAATAACGATAAAGAACAATCCGATGAAATTCGACTTAAAGTTCCAAATGATAATATTACAGTTAGTTGTATAACAGAGATTATTTGTACTATTTTAAAAAATAAAAGCTATTATAATAAGGAAATTTCTGACGAATCAGACAATAAATTATCAATCAAAAAAGTTATATTTAATAGGCCCGCAACAATTGTATTATGGGAAGATGGTACTAAAACTGTTGTTAAATGTGATAGTGATGAAGATTTTGATTACGAAAAAGGTCTTGCTATGGCTATTTCTAAGAAAGCATTAGGTAATAAAGGAAATTATTATAATGAATTTAAGAAACATATTACTAATTCTGATGATGCGAATTCTTTAACTTTAGAAGATGTTAGAAGAGCCTTTACACATTTAGCCGCTAATGCTTCTAAAATATTAAATGGAGAAAAATAACGATTAGATTATTGTATTATTAATATTTGTTTTTATAGAATTTTTCAAGCCTATTATCTTTGTTAACGGTTATATGTTTTATTCATTATCGAATGAATTTAAGAAACTACTTGGAGGGTGATTATTGTTGTTTGATATTTTTATGAGGTATTGTCGAATGGTTGAGTGTAAACCAACTATGCGATTAACTCCACAATTTTGTAGAGAACATGACTTAACTGTATCTGAGTGCACGTTTATATATGATCATTTCGAACAGTTAAAAGAGGAGTATGGAAAATTATATTATGTATCTAAGGGACTAAAGAAAAAAGTCCCTTTTGAGTATTTAGAAGTATTAAATAAATTATATAAAGATTGGATATGGAGTGATTAGATGAAAGAAAGTGAATTTGATTTAAAAGATATTTACAATTGGATAAATGAACATATTGAGGCTGATTAATTGTCAGTCTCTTTTATTTTTATTGAAAGGTGTGAAAAATATGAAATTAGTAAAGAAAATTATTGTATTTGTAACTATTGTTGGATTGATATTTGGATGTTTATTAGGAATATTTAGTTTGAGTATAACTGAAGTTAAGGCTTTGGAAACGGATAAAAAAGATATTTATATAGAAAGTGATATTAAAGATTCCGAATCTTTTAGCGTTAGTAAAATAGCTGATAAAAAGAATGAGAGGGAATGTCCCACCGATAAGTTGGTTAATGATGAGACGAGAGAGTCTGAACAAATAGAGAATGATATTCAAGAACCAACTGATGAAACTTTGAGTGATGAGCCTATCGACATATGGATTCCTGAAGAGCCTGAAGATAATGTTGTAGAGTTGACTCCTGTTGAAAAAATCGCAATGGGTGGATCTATGGATGAAAAAATTAAGATTGCTTGCGATATTTATGGAGCAGATTATGATATTACTTTAGCTATTGGTCGTTATGAAACTGGTTGGTGGAAGTCTTACGCTTGTACTGTTAAGAACAATCCTGGCGGGATGAGTAGAAATGAAGTACCAATTTATTACGATACGATTGACGAAGGGATTGATGCATGGGTGAAGAACTTAGCGAATAATTACTTTGCTATCGGGTTGGACACACCTGAAGAAATAGCAGAAAAATATTGTCCTAAAAATCCTGGTTATGCTGGATATTTGAGACGAATGATAAGTTATGGAGGATAGAAGAATGAATGAAGAGAAAAATGGTTGCGCGGAAATTTTTAGAAAGATTAGTGTACGTGCTAGTAAATATTTTTTATTTGGGGATGCGATAAGATTATATATTAGATTCTTAGGATACGGTAGCGAGCCGTTTATCTGTATATCTAATATTTCTATTGATGATTATAAGAAAGGTAAAGATATTGGTATTATTCCGAAAGATACAAGCTTTGATGAGCATGCTGCCAAATGTGTATATGATTATTTAGAATGTAGTAAATTAAAAGGTAGAGTTTTATATAACGATCTTTATGAAGTAATAAAAGATTGTTTAAAAAATTGGTGAAAATAGAAAGATTGAGGGTACTGTAAATGGAGAAAGAAGTTCATTACGGAGATGTATATTATGTTGACTTTGATAAAGTACAAAGCGATGTTCCAAATATCCAACACGGAATGAGACCGGCTGTTATTGTATCGAACAATAGTAACAATAAGCATTGTAATTTGGTTGCTGTTATTCCTTTAACAACTAAGAAAGATTGTTTACCTCAACATCAAGAGTTGATGATTGGGAATTTAAAGAATTACATAATGCCTGAATGTATCATGACTATTAGTAAAGATAGATTGATGGATAAAATTTGGACATTTTATAAAGATTATGATTTATACAAAATCAATAAAGCGATGAGAATTCAATTTAACATGTAAAGAAAGATAGAGGAAAAGAATGATGAAAAAAGAAGATGTCAATTATGTTGAATTATTTAAAACTTGTGACGAAAAAGTGAGAAGAGATTATATGTGTAATATTTTATTGAACAATCGCTACGATGATAGCTTTATAGATGTTGTGAATCAATATAATGAGTATGCTGGCATATTTAAACCAGAAGAAGTTGCTGATGCGATGAATATAAGTTTGAATTGCTTTAGAATGCTGCTTAGTTATGACAAAGTTATGCAATATGACGAATTAGTTTTACATTATGTCTATAAGGTACAAGAATCTGTTCGTACAGACGATATAGTAGTTTTAGATAATACGTTTAAACGAATGGTTAAATCGGATTATATCATGAGTGTTGTTCGAGCTATTTTAGAAGCAATCGGATATAAAGTTTGGCTTAGTTTTATCGATATTTTAGACTTTAAAGAAGATAGTTTGCGTGGAATAGGTCCAACTTATATTATTACAAATCCGGATAAAAAAGCAAAAAATGTGCTTAAAAATCTTATAATTATCGAAAAAAGTCGTGGCCGCTTTTAAAAATAAAAACGGGCTTTTGGCCACTTTTGAAATGACCGAGATGTTTTTTTTGAGAAATAATTTGAGAAAAATGCTGATTTTTTGGACGTTTTTTGGTCATTTGCCCACTTTCTGCCCACTTTTGAAAACAAAAAAGGCCACGAAAAACGTTGATTTTATCGGTGTTTTTTCGATTTTGGCCATTTGGCCACTTTTTTTTCTAATTAATGTGAAAAAAAATAATAAAATATATAAGAATATGCTGAAAAAAGTGGGCTTTTGACCAAAACTATATTTTCAAAGAAAAATGCACTTTAAGAAGGGAAGTGATATCATGACAAAACGTTTTATCTTTTATGGCTAGTTGGTGTATAATTTAACAAAGAGGTGATATTTTATGTCAATACACAAAACTAGTCGAGGATGGAAAGACGACGAAACTGGAATGGAAGTTTACGATGATAATTTTATGGATAGGTATTGCGATATTTTTGATGAAAGTGGAAACAGTTATCCATGTCCAAATCTAGGATGTGATGGAGAATTGAAATGGAGACCCGAAGATGATATGTTTGTATGTATTACATGCGATACAGAAATGACAAGAGATGAGTATCTTCGATATATTGATGCAGAACTACCGGGTCCAGAATGCAAAACATGTGACAGCCCATATCCAGATTGTTTAACATGCCCATACGGTTATAAAGAAGAATTTTAAAATTAAATAAGCAAGCATAGAGAACCTATATTTTTCTAGGTTCTTTTTTGTGCGCGAAAAATACAATCCCTTTTATAGGGAGAGACGTAAAAAACGTTATTTCATATTGATTAAACGTTGTCTCTCTCTTTTTTTATTTATACTCTTAAGGAGAGGTTAAGATGGCAAATAAAGAAAACAAGTTTCAAGCAAATCTGATTAAGAAAATCAAAAGTCGATTTCCTGGATGTATTATTCTAAAAAACGATCCGAATTATATCCAAGGAATTCCAGATCTAAGTATTTTCTACAAAGATAAATGGGCAATGCTTGAATGCAAGAAAAATAAGAATGCCCATCATCAACCAAATCAAGACTATTACATAAAGCAAGCAAATGATATGTCTTTTGGCAAATTTATTTATCCAGAAAATGAGGAGGAAATACTAAATGAACTTCAACGATCATTCGAATCTAACAGGTAAGCACGCTTACTTAAGTCCTAGCAAACCTATATTTCTAAAAGAGACTGATGAACGCACTATGACAAAACGTGATTCACTATTTAGAAAAACATTAGGCACTATTATTCATGAATATGCCGCTGATCAAATTGATATGAGAATCAAAGCAACAGGTGTTAGAGATGTTATTAAAGGCGTTTCTACAAATATTTATAGACAGTATTGTAAAAACCATTCTTATAGTATTTCTGACAATTATGAATTAAGAAGTCAATATCTTTATGGAATGAATTTGATTGATAGACTTAAACAAATTCCTAAAGAAACATTTGCTATGGTCGTTAATTACATCAACGATGGCATATCGTTTAAGATGACACCAGAGCAAGTATTATATTATTCTAGCTTTTGTTTTGGGACAGCAGATACTATTTGTTTCCGAAACAACACGTTAAGAATACATGATTTAAAAACGGGTGACAAGCCTGCCGATATTGGACAGCTATTAACTTATGCTGCCCTTTTTTGTTTAGAGTATGATGTTCGACCAGGTGATATACAAATAGTTCTTAGATTCTATCAAAGAGACAACTTTGTAGAAGTAATTCCTACAACACCTGAAATCGCAAAGACTATGGATATCATTTCTCATAAAAGTGATATTTTGAAGCAAACTGGAGGTGAATATAATGGATGATGATATTTTTGATAAGCCAGATTTAGAAGATTTGGCTTTTTTGTTAGACGATGACGTATTTGATAAACCATCGCTAGAAGATCTCATGCATTATGGAATGCCTAGACGAAGCGGAAGGTATCCTTGGGGGTCAGGTAAAGATCCGTATCAACATGGCGGACAATTGTCAGCTCAAGCATTCAGTAATCGCGTAAAAGAATTAAAATCTCAAGGTGTTACAGAAAAAGAAATAGCTGAATATTTTGGAATTACGACAACTGGATTAAGAGCGGAATATTCTAGAGCTCATTCTGAAATTCGACAAGATAAAGTGGATACAGCTAAGGGTCTTAAAGAAAAAGGATTAAGCAACTATGAAATCGGTCGTAAGATGGGCGTTAACGAAAGTACAGTTCGTTCATTATTAAATTCTGAGTCAGAAGCAAGAATGACCAAAGCTAGCAAAACAGCTGATTTCCTTAAATCAAAAGTCGATGAAAAAGGAATGATAGATGTTGGAGCTGGAACTGAATTAGCTTTAAATGTCTCTAAAGAGAAGATGAAAGAAGCACTTTATATTCTTAAGCAAGAAGGATATGAAGTTTATAATGGTAGAATGCCACAAGCTACTAATCCCGGTAAATTTACAACCTTAAGTGTGTTGTGCCCTCCTGGAACAGAACATAAAGAAATCTATAATTACGAAAACGTGCACTCGTTGGAAGATTATATTTCTTATGATGGCGGAGATACATTCAAGAAATCGTTTCAATATCCTTCAAGCATGGATTCGAAGAGATTAGCTATTAGATATGCTGAAGACGGTGGTAATGATAAAGATGGATTTATCGAATTAAGAAGAAGTGTTCCGGATTTAGATTTAGGAAATTCCCTTTATGCTCAAGTTCGTATCATGGTCGATGGAAAAAAGTACATCAAAGGCATGGCTGGATATTCTGATAATCTTCCTGATGGTGTTGACGTTATATTTAACACCAACAAAACAAAAAACAAATCGAAGTTAGAATGTCTTAAAGATATTAAAAACGATCCTGACAATCCTTTCGGTTCACTTATTAAAGAACATGGTGGACAAAGCTATTATGTTGATAAAGATGGAAAAGAAAAACTATCATTAATTAATAAGAGAGCTGAAGAAGGGGATTGGTCTAAATGGTCAACAACTATATCTTCTCAAGTATTATCTAAACAACCTCCTAATACTATTGAAACTCAATTAAATCTATCGGCTTCTAATCGAAAATTAGAGTTTGAAAAGATATGTGAACTTACGAATCCTGTTCTTAAGCGTTCTCTATTGAAATCTTTTGCTGATGGCTGTGATGCAGCAGCTGTGCATTTAAAAGCGGCAGCATTTCCAGGTCAAAAGAATCATGTAATCTTACCTTTAACATCGCTCAAGGATAATGAAGTATATGCGCCTTCTTATAAAAACGGAGAAAAGATTGCTTTAATTAGACATCCTCATGGCGGTACTTTTGAAATCCCTATTTTAACAGTAAACAATAAAAACAAAGAAGGAAAGAATGTGATGGGTTCTACACCGTTAGATGCAATTGGGATTAATTCTAAAGTAGCAGAACGATTATCAGGTGCTGACTTTGATGGAGATACAGTAATTACAATCCCATTGTCAAATAAAGTTAAGATCAATTCAACTAGACCACTTGATGGTTTACAAGGATTTGATCCAAAAACTGAGTATCCAGAGCGTGAAGGTATGAAGCACATGAAGAATACTCAAAAAGAAATGGGTACGATTTCAAATCTTATTAATGATATGACATTAAAAGGCGCTGACACTAAGGAATTGGCTAGAGCTGTAAGACATTCTATGGTTGTTATTGATGCTGAAAAACATAGTCTTGACTATAAGAAATCAGAACAAGATAATGGAATCTCAGCATTGAAGTCCCGTTATCAAAACAACATTGATCCTATCACTGGTAAACAAAACCATGGTGCTTCTACTTTAATCTCTCGTGCTAAATCAACTGAGTATGTACTTAAACGAGTTGGGACACCTAAGATTAATCAAAAGGGTAAACCTTGGTATGATTCAAGTAAACCAGAAGGAGCCTACATTTACAAAGAGGTACGCGAAGAGTATACGGATAAGAACGGTAAGACTAAAATTCGTATGCAAAAGAGTACTAGGATGGCTGAGGCTGCTGATGCATTTTCTCTATCCTCCGGTACCCCTACAGAAGAAAAGTATGCCCGCTATGCCAATACCCTAAAGGAGCTGGCTAATACCGCTCGCAAGGAGCTGGTGTATACGGACGTAGGTCGTACCAATAGAGCAGCAAAGGCTAAGTATGCTGAAGAAGTAGCTAGTCTTAATAACAAACTTAAGTTAGCACAAGCCAATGCGCCTAGGGAGAGGGCGGCTCAGGCATTAGCTAACAGTGAGATTAAAGCTAAGAAAGCAGCTAATCCAGATCTAACTAAGTCCGAAGAAGATAAGATTAGACAACAAGCTATGGCTAGAGCTAGAGTAGTTGTTGGTGCCAAGAGAACATTGGTTGACATAACTGACAATGAATGGGAAGCCATCCAAGCTGGTGCTGTGTCACCAACAAGATTAGCTGAAATCTTCTTACACACTGATTCGGGAAAACTCAAAGAAAGAGCAACACCTAAAGATAAGAAAGAAGTTTCTAATGCTATGATTGCTAATATGAAAGCAATGAGTAATTCTGGTTATACAACAGCTGACATTGCTGAAAAGTTAGGCGTATCTACATCTACAGTAATCAAGTATATTAAATAGAAAGGACTGAGGCTATGCGTGTAGCATTAACTACAAAAGATAACCCTTTCGATCCTATCGATGACTTCGTCAAATGGTGGAAGTTTGATACCGCAATTCTTGGTCGAGATACTTGTGGTTACTTAGCAAAGATTGCAAGAACTTCTGATCTTTTAACTGATGAAGAAAACGAGCTTGAGATTGAAAGAGCAATTGATGAAATCATTAAGTTTGATCCTTTTAACATCTACATCAAAGTCAAACGAGAAGAAAACAAATCATCATAAAATTATTTTAAATAAAATTCACAAACATTAAACAAAAAAATTCTAAAAAACTTCGTGATCTTAACTACATTGGTCACAACGTAACCGCAAAATGATAGTGGGGGGTCTCACGAAATCTGCACCCCCTCCCTCATCGCGGCGGTCTTCAAAAATTCCCCAGAGGAAAAATTCTAAAAAACTTCCGGTATTTAATACTCTTGAACCTACTTTGAGATTGACTCCATAAAGTATCACTTGCTTTCACAAACACGACCATATTTTACAATCTCTTCTAGGTTAGAGTCTTTTCCTTCTATTAATCTGCTTGCTTAAACTACGTAAAAATCCATTATTAACTAATCTCAAAGTAGGCTCAAGGGCGTTAGGTACCTTATAAAAATCCACATTAACTTATAATAAAGGAGTAGCAATATGCCAAATAAAACTACAGTTAAATCTAAAAGACCTGCTATTTCTGAAGATGTCGATAAGCGTAGGATGCGTTCTCTTGCTTACGACAATTTAATGACTCGATTAGAGGATGGTACAGCTACTTCTCAAATGATTGCTCTAGCTGTAAGCATATCTTCTGAAAAAGAACAACTAGAGTTAGAAAAATTAAAGAAAGAAAACGCTCTTTTAGATGCAAAAGTCGATGCTATTGAAACTCAAAAGCGTACTGCTGATTTAGTAGATAAAGCAATCGAAGCGTTTAAAACTTATAGCGGTAATGGTGATTCTCATGAGAAAAAGCTATAGAGAATTACAAAAGCTTTCCACATTCAAAGAAAGATACGAATATTTAAAACTTAATGGACAAGTAGCAGAAGAAACATTCGGCTCCAAACGATTTCTCAATCAAGTGTTATATAGCTCTCCTGAATGGAAAGGATTACGTAACAAAGTTATCGTCAGAGATAATGGGTGTGATCTTGGTATTGCTGGCAGAGAACTAAATAGCGATTCAAAATCACTTAGAGATAAAGTTATAGTTCACCACATCAATCCTATCACTGTCGATGACATTATTAGAGGAAATCCTTTAGTGTTTGATATGGACAATTTAATTACTGTTTCACATATGACTCACGAGGCTATCCACTACGGCAATTCAGATTTATTGGTTGATGATTATGTTGAGAGAACAGAAAACGATACATGTCCATGGAAGAGGTGATTAAATGAGTGAAACAACTATTAAAATATTGCCTTGCATAAAATTAAAACTCGGCATACCAGTTAGTCATACCGAGTTTGATGAACAAATTAAGACCGACATTAATTCTGTATTCTTTACTCTTTATGAGATAGGGGCTGGACCTGAAGACGGACTCATCGTTCAAGGTAACGAAGACGCATGGGATGACTTTACTACAGATAAAAAGTTACAGACAGCTATTATTGAGTACGTTTATCTAAAAGTTAAACTTCTATTCGACCCTCCAAGCAGTTCGACAGTTCTTGACTCAATGAATAACATGATTAGTGAATTAGAATTCAGAATTAATGTTCATGTCGAATAAAAGGAGGACCCAAATGACTAGAGAAACAGAACTAAAACATTATGGCGTTCGTGGTATGAAATGGGGTATTAGAAAAAGTAATTACAACTCCATAACTACATCTAAAAGAACACCGCACGATGATCATACTAGAGCTTTTGATGGTAAAAAAGCTTACGAATTAAGTGATCAAGAATTAAAATCTAGAAACAATCGATTACAAGCCGAAGCTCAATATACTAAAATGACACGGCAAAGAACCACTGGACAAAAAGCTGTTCATGCAATTATTAGCTCTGGAAAAACGGTTGCTGCATTATATGGTGCGTATCAAACATATGAGAAAATTGGGAAAAGAATTTTAAATAACGTAATATAAAAACCGATTCGTCTGAACCGGTTAATCATTATTATTGATATTTACACCTATTACGGCTGCTCCTAAAGCTAAAACGCCAACGCCTAAGCCTAAAAGTTTATTAAATAACTTAACGGCTAGGTCATGATCCTTGATTTTTATAGATTCCATTTTATCAAGAATATTCATAATTTCTTTGTTGATAGATAACTTTTCTTCTACTGTTAAATTATCCTTCTGTAATTCCACTTGCAAAATTTCCATTTGACTTTTACATGCTTGAATTATTTCTTTACTAGTTTCACTAGCATGACCCAATACATCATCCATTGCTTTTTCCATGTTTTTAAGTACGTCACCGCACATATTAGCGTAGTCAGGAAACTTCTTTAAAGCTTCCATTGCTACTTCAGGATCCATGTATCGTAATGTCGAAGTGAATTTCATGATTTTATCCTTTGACATATGTCTCCAATCAGGAATTTCTAATCTCTTCAAAACATCTTCCTCAGTCATTTGCTTTTTACCAAGCTTCGGCAACGAAACTTCATTCAGTTTATCTTTGATTTTTGTCAATTCAAGTTTCTTCATAAAAACCACCTCTCTAAAAATAGTATAAATCACATCATCAATGTTTTCAATAAAGGAGTTAATATTTTATGTTATCAAATACTGCAGTACCAAAATATTATGGCCAGTTCAGGGAAAATGTAATTAAGAAGAAAATCCCAGTTTGCCAAAATATCTCAATGCAAATGAATAGAATAGATGAAAAAATAAGAAATCCTAATTATTACTATGATAAAGATGCTATAGAAGGTTGGGTTAAATATTGTGAGAACGAATTAACATTAACTGATGGTTCCGATTTACATTTGCTAGATACATTTAAACTATGGGCTGAAGATATTTTCGGCTGGTACTATTTTATAGAAGAAGATGTATTTGAGCCAGACGATAGAGGTGGTGGACAATGGATTAAAAAAGTTAAGAAAAAACGTCTTACAAATAAACAGTATCTAATCGTAGCGAGAGGTGCCGCAAAATCTATGTACGGTGCAACATTACATGGATACTTTTTAAACGTTGACACAACAACCACAAAGCAAGTCGCTACAGCACCTACTATGAGACAAGCCGAGGAAGTAATAGCTCCACTAAGAACTGCGATTTCGAGATCTAGAGGACCGTTCTTTAAGTTCTTAACAGTGGGTTCTGTTCACAATACGACAGGTCTCAAAACAGATATGAAGATGCTCGCTTCAACAAAGAAAGGTATTCAAAACTTCTTAACTGACTCATTACTCGAAGTTAGACCAATGACAATTGATAAGCTTCAAGGTTTAAACACTAAATTTGCTACAATTGATGAATGGTTATCTGGAGATGTAAGAGAAGATGTAATGACACCATTAGAACAAGGATGTCGAAAAGTCGATGATTGGCTAATTGTTGCTATTAGTTCAGAAGGAACTGTCCGTAATGGTACAGGCGATGACATCAAAATAGAATTAAAGAAAATTTTAAAAGGTGAAGTTTATGATCCTCATGTTTCTATTTGGTGGTATTGTATGGATTCAATCGAACAAATCAATCACCCAGAACTTTGGCCAATGGCTCAGCCCAACATCGGTAAAACAATTAGTTACGAATCTTATCATCAATATGTAAAGCGTGCTGAAAGCGCACCATCTGCTAGAAATGACATCCTCGCAAAATGCTTCGGTATACCTATGGAAGGGTATACGTATTTCTTCACATATCAAGAAACATTACCGCATCCTAAGAAAAACTTCTGGAAACTATCATGTGCACTTGGAGCCGATCTGTCACAAGGTGATGACTTCTGTGCATTCACATTTTTATTTCCACTCAAATATGGTGACTTCGGTATAAAAACGATTAATTATATCACTTCTAGAACGCTTCACCGTTTACCTTTATCAATGAGAGAAAAATATGATCAATTTATTAAAGAGGGCAGTCTCGTCGTTATGGATGGGACTGTTTTAAATTCAATGGAAGTTTATGACGATTTAGATGAATACATTACTAAATGTGGATATGACGTTACAGCTTTTGGATATGATCCTTATTACGCTCAAGAGTTCGTCGAAAGATGGATTACTGAAAATGGTAAGTATGGCGTTGAAACTGTTAAACAAGGAAGCAGAACAGAAAGCGTTCCATTAGGAGAACTAAAGAACCTTGCAGAGGATAGAAAATTGTTATTTGACCAAGAGTTAATGACATTTGCGATGGGGAACTGTATAGCATTGGAAGATACGAATGGCAATAGAAAACTTTATAAGAAAAGACAAGATAGAAAAATTGATTCAGTTGCTGCAATGTTAGACGCATACGTTGCATACAAACGAAACATCGAATTATTTGAATAGATTAAGGAGAAAACAAAATGAAATTTTTAGATAGATTGCAGCATGGCTGGAATGCTTTCTTGAATAACAAGGACCCAACTCCTATCGAAAGAGGAATCGGATATTCTAGACGTCCCGATAGACAGCGTTATACAAGAGGCAATGAACGATCGATTATCACGTCCATTTATAACAAAATCGCAATTGACGTTGCAGTCATTGACATTGAGCATGTCAGATTAGATAAAGATGGGCGATTTATGGAAACTATCGACTCGGGTTTAAACAACTGTTTAACATTGGAAGCTAATATCGACCAAACCGGTAGAGCATTTATTCAGGATGTTGTTGAGTCGATGCTTGATGAAGGGTGTGTAGCTATCGTTCCGGTTGACACCACCATTGATATTAGAAATAGCAACGCGTTTGATATTAACACCATGAGAGTAGCTAAGATTCTCGAATGGTATCCACAAGATGTTAAAGTACGAGTCTACAATGACCAAACCGGTAAAAAAGTAGATATGATTATGCCAAAAAAATCAGTAGCTATTATCGAAAATCCATTTAGATCAGTAATGAATGAACCCAATTCAACTTTACAAAGATTAATTTGTAAACTGAATTTGCTGGATGCGATTGATGAACAAAGCGGATCAGGGAAACTGGACCTTATTATTCAATTACCTTATACACTTAAGGGTGAAACGAAAAAGAATCAAGCTGAAAAGAGAAGAGAAGCCTTAGAAAATCAATTAGAAGGCTCTAAGTTAGGAATTGGATACATTGATGCTACTGAAAGAGTTATCCAATTAAACCGATCATTAGATAACAATTTAATGAAACAAATCGAATATTTACAAAATTTATTATTTAGCCAATTAGGTATTACTCAAGCAATTCTAGACGGAAGCGCTGACGAGAAAACAATGCTTAATTATTATAGTAGAACAATTGAACCTATAGTATTCGCTATCGTTGGGGAAATGCGAAGAAAATTTTTATCTAAGACTGCTCGTACTCAAAAGCAGTCGATTTTTTATTTTAGAGACCCATTTAAATTAATACCAATTACTGATCTAGCTGAAATCGCAGATAAGTTGACTAGAAACGAAATCGCTTCTTCAAACGAAATGCGACAAAAGATTGGATGGAAGCCATCGTCTGATCCTAAAGCTGATGAGTTAAGAAATAAAAATCTAAGCGAACCAGTTAAACAAGAGCAAACTCAGCAATTGGATAAATATTACGAGGAGGAAAGTCAAAATGGATGAAAGCTATGACATTGAGGGCTGGGCTACAAGATGCAACGTCAAATGCTCGGACGGAAGAACCATTTTACCAGATGCATTTAAGGACAATGATGGACAAGTAGTTCCATTAGTTTGGAATCATGACCATAACAATCCGGAAAATGTATTAGGTCACGCGATGCTAGAAAATCGAGGAAAAGATGGTGTCTACACATATGTGAAATTTAATGACACCGAAAATGGACAGCTTGCAAAAGAGTTATGTAAAAACGGTGATATTACTAGATTTTCCATTTGTGCAAATAAATTAACGCAACAAGGCGGAAATGTATTGCATGGAATGATTAGAGAAGTGTCGCTTGTTTTAGCTGGTGCAAATCCAGGTGCTGTTATCAAATCTGTGATCAGTCATAGTGATGGAGATAACGAAGAAATTCAATTAAGTTCTCCAGATAACTTTGAGTTGTATCACAGCGACGCGAAAAAAAACGAAACACAAAACAAAAGTAAAGAAGGAGATAAATCAATGGATGCCGAACAAACAAATCAAACAAATCAAAAAGGTTTAAAAGAAATTGTAGACAGTATGACAGAAGAACAAAAACGAGCTATGTATGCAATTGTTGGAATGGCTGTTGAAGATGTCAACAATGATGACAAAGAAGATAACGTGCAACATAGCGATGGTAAAGAAACATTTGACGACGGAGGTAATACTTTAATGCACAAAAACATTTTCGAATCACAAGGAGTTCAAGAAACAGTTTTAACCCATGCTGATGAAGAAGCAATCATCAAACTAGCTAAGCAACAAAATGTCGGAACTTTAAAATTAGCTATTGAAGAGTACTTTAAAAATAGCAATACATTAGCTCATAGCATTGATGAAATCGATACACTATTTCCAGAATTTAAAGATTTAAAACCTGGAGCTCCAGAATTATTAACTAGAGATAACAGTTTCGTTGACCATGTAATTAATGGAGTACACAAAACACCTTTCTCTAGAATTCGAGTACGATATGCTGATGCTAGAGCCGGTGAAATCACAGCAAAAGGTTATCAAAAAACTAAAAAGAAAACTAATATCGGTAATATTAAATTATTAAAAAGAACAACAGATCCTCAAACAATCTATGTTAAAGATGCTATCGAAAGAGATGACATTATTGATATTACAGATTTCGACGTTGTTGAATATCAATATAATGTAATGAAAATGGCATTAAAAGAATTAATCGCATTATCGATTTTAATTGGAGATGGTCGTTCTGATGAAGATGCAGACAAAGTAAAAGAAGATCATATCAGACCTATTTGGACTGATAATGAAGTTTATACTATTCATGGTGAAATTGATTTTGATGCTATGAAAAAAGAATTACAAGGTACTAACACTTCAGCTAACTTTGGTGACAACTATGTTTATGCAGAAGCAATTGTACAAAAAGCGTTATACTTACGTGAAACTTATAAAGGCTCTGGCAACTTAGAATTCTATTGTACACCTCATTTATTAAATACTATGTTATTAGCAAGAGATTTAAATGGTAGACGTATTTATTCTTCTAAGGATGACCTAGCTAAAGCATTAAATGTAAAAGACATTATTACAGTTGAACAATTCGATGGACAAGTTCGTTCAGTAACAGTAAGCGGTGCTGTTAAAAAGAAACAATTATTAGGAATCTTCATTAACTTAGACGACTATAATATCGGTTCTACTAAAGGTGGAGAAATGACCAAGTTTAGTGATTTTGATATCAACTTTAATAGATATGAATATTTGTTAGAAACTAGATTATCAGGATCATTGATCAAAGCGTACTCCGCTATCGTATTAGAAGAAGATGTTACTGGTAAAAAAACTGCATCTGGAAATTTAGCTGAAGCTGCTTAATAGGTAGGCTTTTTTATTTTGGGGAGAAATTCAAAATGAGTAAATGGTATGGGAAAATTGCTTATGCGATTACTGAAGAAACAAAGGCTGGCGTATGGACTCCTAAAATAGTTGAAAGAGATTACTATGGAGATTTAATCAACGACCAATGGAAACGAGACAATCATAGTCAAGTTAATGACGATATATCGCTATCATGTTCTTTAAGTATTATTGCCGACCAGTTTGTCATTGAACACTGCTCAAATATGCTATATGCAGAAGTTCTTGGACGCAAATGGAAAATTACAAATATATCTGTTGCCAGCCCAAGATTAATTTTAACTTTAGGAGGCGTATACAAAGGTGGATAGAAGACTAAAACTGCATGAAGTATTAGTTGAAATTTTAGGAAGCCGAAATGTATATTTTCAGCCTCCCGAATCTTTAGTTATGAAGTACCCTGCGATTAGATATTCTTTGCAAGGTATTGATAATTATTCAGCAAACAATTGCGTGTATGGTCAAATAAGATCATATCAAATCATTGTTATTGATGAAGATCCAGATAGTGAAATTGTCGATAAGATATCAAAATTAATAAATTTTAAGTTTGTCAATCGTTATGTGTCTGACAACTTATATCACACGATCTTTGAAACTTATATATAAAAGGAGGAACTATAACATGGCTGTATTAGTTTGGGATCAAACTGGTAAAAAATATTATGAAACAGGCGTTGATAGAGGTGTATATTATCCTTTAGAATCTGCCGGAACGTATGGTAAAGGAGAAGCATGGGATGGATTAATGTCCGTTGAAGAAGCTCCTACAGGTGGAGAACCTACTGCTTTATATGCTAATAACCATAAATATGTAGAATTACAATCAGAAGAAGAATTTGCTGGTACAATCGGCGCTTATACTTATCCTGATGGATTTAATGAATGTCAAGGTGTTAAAGAAATGGGAAAAGCAACTGGAGTGTACGTAACACAACAAGTTAGAAAACATTTCGGTTTTGCATATAGAACACTAGTTGGAAACGATACAGAATTAGATGAACATGGCTATAAATTACATTTAGTTTACAACGCTGCAGTTAAACCAAGTACACAAACAAACAGCAGTAAAAATGATTCCCCAGAAGCAAAAGAACTTTCTTGGGAATTCTCGACAACTGGTGTTGAAACAGGTGTGGATGGATACAAAAATACTGCTCATATTGTTATTGATAGCAGAAAAATTGATAATACTAAATTAAAGAAAATTGAAGATAAATTATATGGTACTGAAAGCGAAGAAGCTACATTACCAACTCCAAAAGAAGTATACGATATTGTTACTGCTGCTGGATAGAAAGCAATGGACTGTAATTACTGCAGTCCTTTTATTTTTTTAATTAATAGAAGGAGAAAACGAATATGTTAAAACTTATTATTCCATATCAAGATTTTAATAGTAATGATCGTAAAGAATCATTTTATTTCAATTACACAGATGCTGATATTATGGAGATGAATTTAAAAGAAAAAGGCGGATTAGAATACTATCTTAATCAAATTATTAAAGCTGAAGACGGTAAACAAATTATCAATTTCTTTAAAGAAATCATCTTAAATGCATACGGTGAAAAGAGTGCTGACGGAAGAGGATTTATTAAATCTAAGGAAGCCTCTAATAATTTTGCAAGTACAAATGCTTATTCTAGATTAATGGTTTATATTGCCACAGATGCAAAAGCAGCAGCTAATTTCGTAAATGCATGCACTTCGAAAACTATGGTTGTTATCGAATTACCTTCAGAAGACAATATAGATATCGAATCTACTGATATCAAATCTACTGATAACGAAACTAGTGTAGAAGCGTAATTATCATGTTGATATTGGAAATTCCAGAAACAGAATTATGGGATTCTGATAATGAAATTTTTGTCACAATTCCAAAAACAGTGTTGAAGATGGAGCATTCGCTTGTGTCACTTTCAAAATGGGAAGAAATATGGTGCAAACCATTTTTAAATACTGAACTGCTTACAAAAGAAGAAATGATGAGTTATGCGGAATGCATGACTATAACACCTAATGTTAAGCCGTATGTCTATAAGGCAATGACCAGAGAAAATATAAATAGAATAGAAGCATATATAGAGGATCCACACTCGGCAACAAAGTTGAATTTTTCATCTACCAAAAAGGGTGGAATCAAAAATCAAAGAGTTACAACTGCCGAATGGATCTACTATTATATGTTTCGTTTAAAAATTCCAATTGAGTGTTCTAAATGGCATCTCAATAAATTATTAATTTTGATTAATATTTTTGTCATGGAGAATGAACCACCAAAAAGGGTAAGTAAGAAAGAATTAGCATTGCAATATGCTGACATAAATGAAAAACGAAAAGCTCAACTAAGAAAAGAAAAAGAAGCTATGAAAGGATGATATTATGGCAAATTCAGAAACAATTTTAAACGTTGCTAGAGGATGGATAGGATGCAACGAACATGATAATACTCATAAACAAATCATTGACGTATATAACGCTCATTCACCTTTAGCAAGAAGCTACAAAGTTAAATATACTGATTCCTGGTGTGCAACTTTCGTTAGTGCTTGTGCTATCAAAGCTGGGTGCACTGATATTATTCCAACTGAATGTAGTTGCAATAAAATGATTGATTTATTTAAAAAAATTGGGTGCTGGCAAGAAGATGAATCTGTTACACCTCATTCGGGTGATATTATTTTCTACGATTGGCAAGATAATGGTACTGGTGATAACAAAGGAAGTTCAGAGCATGTAGGAATTGTAGAAAAAGTATCTAATGGTATCATCACAGTTATCGAAGGTAATAAGAACGATGCTGTTGGTAGAAGAGAAATCAAAGTTAATGGAAAATACATTAGAGGATATGGTGTACCGAAATACAATAATGTAAAAGTTACTGTTGACCAAGCTAAAATAGTTAACGGAATTTATAAAGTTAAAGTAAATACACCAAGTGGTTTAAATTGTAGAACAAAACCATCGACCTCGGCAAGTATTATTAAGGCATATCCAAATGGAACAGAGTTAACAATTTTGGAAGAAAAGGACGGATGGGGGAAAACATCAAGCGGATGGATTTTCCTTAAATATACATCACGAGTAACATCAGTGAGCACTACTCAAACTAAATCCAAAGACCTTGGAGAATATCGTACTACTGCTAATCCTGCTTTGATTGTTAGATCAGGACCTGGCGGAAACTATGAAAGAGTTTCCAAAGCTAATTTAACTGAAGATGGAAAGAAACATTCTAATGCAAATGGCGGATTATTACCGGGAACAGTGGTTACAGTAATAAAATGGATTAACGATTGGGCAAAAATCCCATCAGGATATGTCAATGGTAAATACTTAGAGAAAGTGTAATTATTATGCTTTCTTTCGAACAAAAAGGAGATTTTGCAGAAACCATCAAATATTTAAAAACAGTAAAAAAGAAAGCAAGATTAGATATATTTGATAAATACGGTAAAGAGGGTGTTCGTTTATTAGCTAATGCGACTCCCGTTAGAACTGGAAAAACTGCAAAGTCATGGTATTACAAAATTGAAAGAACTAAAGACGGAGTATCTCTGTCTTTTTTTAATTCGAATGTAAATAAAGGAATTCCTATAGCCATCATTATTCAGTATGGTCATGGAACTCGTAACGGAGGTTGGGTAGAAGGAATTGATTATATTAATCCTGTTATTCAACCTCTTTTTAATAAATTAGCTCAAGAAGCATGGAAAGAGGTGACTGAAGTATGAGTAGAAGCATAGACGAAAAAGTAGTTTCTATGAAGTTTAACAATAAAGACTTTGAAAAAAACGTTCAACATACATTAACTACGTTAGAAAAGTTAAAGAGCAAATTAAACTTTAAAGAGTCACTAAAAGGTTTTGAGCAATTAGACAAAGGAGCTAAAAAAGTAGATTTTTCTAAAATGCAAGCTGGAGTAGAAGCAGTTAGAGTTAAATTTTCGGCTTTAGAAGTAGTTGGATTAACAACTTTAACTCGTATAACAAGTAAAGCTTTAGATGCAGGGAAATCTATTGCTAGTGCGTTAACTATCGATCCTATCAAAACAGGTCTGGAAGAATATGAAACGCAAATTAATGCAATTCAAACAATTTTAGCAAATACTGAAAGTAAAGGGACAAATCTTACTCAAGTAAATGCGGCGTTAGACGAATTAAACACATACGCAGATAAAACCATTTACAACTTTACTGAGATGACTCGTAATATCGGTACGTTTACCGCAGCTGGTGTAGACTTAAAAACATCGGTATCGTCTATCAAAGGTATTGCTAACTTAGCAGCGGTATCTGGTTCAACAAGTCAACAAGCTTCAGTTGCTATGTATCAATTATCTCAAGCATTGGCTGCAGGTAAAGTACAATTAATGGACTGGAACTCAGTTGTGAATGCTGGTATGGGCGGTGAAGTATTTCAAAATGCATTAAAAAGAACCGCTACACATATGGGTAAAAATGTCGATGCTCTTATTAAGAAGTATGGATCGTTCAGGGAATCATTAACACAAGGAAATTGGTTAACAACGCAGGTATTGACTGAAACATTAACTCAATTATCAGGTGCATATTCTAAAGCTGATTTAATTGCTCAAGGATATAACGAAAAGCAAGCTGAAGAAATTACAAAACTTGCTGAAACAGCAGTTAATGCCGCGACAAAAGTAAAAACAGTTTCTCAATTATGGGATACTTTAAAAGAAGCTGCTCAATCAGGATGGACTCAATCTTGGGAAATCATGATAGGTGACTTTGGTGAAGCGAAAGAACTATTAACTAATGTCAGTGATAGCGTTGGAGCTATGATACAAGCATCAGCTGATAAACGAAATAAACTATTAGGTAATTTAAGTACTGGATATAAACAATTTGTTAATGAAGGTATCGATGATACAGCAAAATTTGACGAAACTTTTAAACAAGTAGCTAAAGATCATGGTATTGCTATTGATGACATGGTAACTAAGACTGGTTCATTTGAAAAAGCTTGCCAACAAGGTTGGGTTACTGGAGATATGTTAAAAGAAACAGTATCAAAAATGGTTCAATCTTATGCAGGTATGTCAGCTGAACAACGTAAAAGTGCCGGAGTTACTGAAAGTACTATTAACAATATAAATGAACTAAATAATTCATTACAAAATGGAAGTGTCTCGGTAGATGATTTTGCAAAGAAGTTTAACAGGCTATCTGGTAGGCAAAACGTTATAAGTGGTATTACTTCCGCGTTACAAGCAATGGGCAAATATTTATCTACTATGGGCAACGCATTTAAAAGCATTTTTCCTGATATGAAAGGCGAAACTTTATATCAATATACAGTTAAATTTAAAGAATTCTGCGAAACATTAAGTCCTACAAGTGAACGTTTAGATTATTTAAAACGAACATTTGAAGGACTTTTTTCTATTTTAGATATAGTTAAGAAAGCAATAGAATCTGTAGGAAAAGCTATTTTTAAAATAGCTAATTCTTCAGGAGTGTCGTCATTAATTGATTTACTTTTAAGTTGTACGGCAGTGATTGGAGATTTCTTTACTGCTTTAGATAAAGGATTCGATACTACTAATATTGATTCAGCGTTCGCTAGTATAACAAACAGTGCATCAACATTTGTCACAGTAGTGTCTGGAGTGTTACAGGATTTCACCGGATTTATAGGAAAAGGATTTAAAAACGCTGGCAAAATTTTAGGCGATATTGCCGATGGTCTAGGCAAAATAATTGGAGTTGTTAGTGAAAACTTTTCTATTTCAGGATTTTTTGCTGGACTATTCGGATACGGTGCAGTTAAAGGAATAGGATCAGCTACTAATTTAGTCGATTCAATTAAAGATTTCATATCGAACGCTGGCAATATACTTGATGAAATTAAGTCTTTCTTTAATAAAGATAGCGAAGAAACAGGAACAAAAGTTAAAGACTTATTAGGTAATGTGTCTGACAGTTTAAAGGCATTTACAAAAGGAATAAATGTAACTTCTATGGTTGCTATCGCAGCTTCAATTGGAATATTAACATCGTCACTTAAAACATTGTCAAAAATCAAAATGAGAGATACTATTAAAGGTCTAACTTCAATGGGCATTTTATTCACGATGCTTAATAAATCTTTTGGAAGTATTTCTAAAATTTTAGGTATTTCAAATCCTAAAGGAATTGTAAAATTTACAGCATCACTAATATTAATAGCTGAATCAGTGAAAATATTAGGAAAAGCATTGACTATTATAGCTAATATAGATTCACACGCATTAGTTAAATCGTTGTTAGCGTTACCTATTTGTCTAAAAATATTAACAAAGTCATTAGATTCTATACAAGGTAAAAAAGTATCTTTGTCCAGCATGACAGCAATAGTTGTTCTTAGCAATTGCTGTAAAACTCTAGTAACTGCCTTAGCTTCATTTGGAAAATTATCATGGGGTGAAATTACTCATGGACTAGTCGGAATGGGCGGAGCATTATTAGAAATGTCTGGAATAGTTAAAATCATGGACAGGTTTATTGGTAAAAAATCACTAGTAGGCAGCGTTTCGTTAGTTATAGCTGTTAAGAGTTTAAAAGATCTATCCAAAGGTTTATTCGATATCGGTTCTTTAAGTTGGAACAAAATAAAGAATGGACTAATCGGATTAGGAGGAGCTCTGAGTGAAGTAGCCATTATTAATGGACTTTTAGGAAAATTTGCTAAAGGTAACTCCATTAAGGCTTCAGTTTCATTGGTTATCGCCGTAAAGAGTTTGAACGATATTGCCAAATACTTAAAAGATGTTAGCTTACTTTCATGGGAAGAAATTGCAAAAGGATTAGCTTCTATGGGTGGAGCATTAACAGAACTCGGATTAGTAAGCGGAATACTCGGAAAAGTTGCTAAAAGTAAAGGACTAATGGGCGCTGGTGCAATTGTTTTAGCGGTCCAAAGTTTAGAAAAAATTTCTAAGTTTATTCAAAACATTTCATTCTTAAGTTGGGATGACGTTAATAAAGGACTATATGCAATGCTTGGTACGATGAGCGAATTAGCTTTAGTAGTTGGAATCCTAGGTAAAGTTGCTGGACTTTCTGGAATATTAGGGTCTGGAACAATTCTATTAGCAGTCCAAAGTTTAGCGGATATAACTAAAGCATTGAAAAAAATCGGCTCACTTAATTCTGAGCAAATTAAAAACGCACTGATAGGTTTAGGCGGAGCATTAACTGAATTAGGCGTTGTATCAGGTTTATTAGGAAAATTTACTGGATTTAGTGGCCTATTAGGTGCCGGTACTTTGATAGTAGGTATTTCTGGTTTAAACGATTTAGCAGAGGCGTTACAAAAATTTGCTAGCTTGTCATGGTATCAAATCGATAGAGGATTAGGTGCTATTGAAAAAGCTTTAGGTGATGTTGCAATAGGAAGCTTGTTAAATACTTTCTCTGGAATCGGTGCATTCTCTATCTCAAAAGTTGTAAAACCGTTAAGCGATTTAGCCGATTCTGTAAAGAAATGGGAAGACGTTTACGTTTCTCCTAATTTAAGACCAGATTTAATTAATCTAGCAGAAGGTGTTAAAGCATTTACTTTAGGAGGCTTCGGAGCAGATGCTATTGCAACATTAGCAAAACCACTAGGCGATTTAGCTGCTTCAGCTTCAAAATGGAAAGATGTAACTGTGTCAACTAATGTTAAGGCTGATATGGCAAACCTAGCTATTGGTGTTAAAGCATTCACATTAGCCGGATTCGGTTCTAATGCTATTGCTACAGTAGCAGAACCATTAAGAGTATTAGCCGATTCTGTAAAGAAATGGAAAGACGTAACTGTTTCTCCAAACATTAAACCTGATTTAGTTAATTTAGCCGACGGGGTTAAAGCGTTTACTTTAGCTGGCTTCGGAGCTAATGCAATAGCAAATCTTTGCAATCCGTTAAGCGTTTTAGCCGATTCGGTTAAAAAATGGCAAGACACTTCTGTATCTCCTAATATCAAACCTGACTTAATTAATCTAGCTGATGGAGTTAAAGCTTTCACTTTTGCTGCAGTTGGCGGATTTACTATCGATTTAATATCTAAGCCTTTAGGAAATCTAGCTGATTCAGTTAATAAATGGAAAGACATTTATGTTTCACCAAATATAAAAGCTGATTTAACTAATATTGCAGACGGAATCAAGGCGTTTACATTTGCTGGTATGGGAGGATTTTCAATCGACATGATTGCCAAACCTCTTGGAACATTGGCGAGTAATGTTAGCAAATGGAAAGATGTTTATGTTTCTCCTAATACTAAAGCAGATTTAACTAATCTAGCCGATGGAGTAAAAGCATTTACATTTGCTGGACTTGGAGGATTTAGCATAAGTGCTATTTCTGAACCGTTAGGCACTTTAGCCGACTCGGTTAAAAAATGGGAAAACGTAATAGTATCAACAAACATTAAACCTGATTTAACTAATTTGGCTACTGGAATTAAAGCATTCACATTTGCTGGAGCTGGTGCAGACGTTATGGTAAGCATAGCTACACCATTAGGAACTTTAGCTGATTCAGTTAGCAAATGGTCTACAGTTACATTACCAGAAGGACTCCCTTTACAAATGAGCACATTAGCTACATCTTTAAGATTGTTCGCGGATATTGGCGACATCAATGGAGCTGTTACTTCATTATCAAATGTAGTTAGCAATCTTGAAAAATTAAATGCTATTAACATTCCTAATATAAGCTCTGGGCTTGTTGGATTAAGCTCTGCTTTTGTTTCACTTGGAACAGGGTCAAGTTCATTAGCTGGTGTCGGGTCGTTAATTGTTTATAATATTTTAAATCCGTTAGAAAGTTGTAATACCAGAGTTACTAATGCTGTTAACAATTTAATGAATACTATATCTACAGCAGCAAACAATTCTAGTGGAAACGTAAAAACGACATTCAAAAATATTGTAAATCAAATTATCGAAACTTTAACAGGACTTAATAGTAAATTCGAAACTGTTGGACAAAAGTTTGCGTCTAGTATGGTCAAAGGAATTAATGCAAAAAGAGTAGATGTTGTATCTACCCTTGCCAATATGTCTGCTGCAGCATCAGGAGCTATAGGAAACCAAGCGCATTATAATTCTTTCTATAGTAATGGCGCATACTTGATTCAAGGAATTATTAATGGTATGAATAGCAAGAAGAAATCCCTTGTTAAAGCAGCTTCCGAACTGTCAACTGCAGCAATACAAGCATCTGCTAAAGCATTTAAAGAACGTTCACCATCAAGAATAGGTATTAAAATCGGTGCCTATTTTGGTGAAGGACAAATCATAGGTATCTTGAATAAAGTAAAAGAGGCTAAGAAAGCCGGTTCAAAACTAGCCAATGCTAGTGTCGAAGGCGTACAAAATACCATGTCGCAAGCAAAAGCATTATTAAACAATGCTGTGGATAACAACTTAATGTTTACTCCTGATATGGATATTAGTAATGTTCGTAAAGGATTTTCTCAAATAGACACAATGTTCGGTAGACAACGTGCTTTAGCTTTAGCGGGTAGTATAAACCTTACTAGTCAGCAACAATCTTTAAGAGAAACAGTTGATACTGCAGTTAATTCGGCATTAAATAAAATAAATAAATTAAATCAAAATGAGGATAATTCAAACGTTACTATCGAAGTACCCGTTAATTTAAACGGGAAAGAGGTGGCTAGAATTACTGCTCCATATACAAAAAAAGAAATAGATAAAATTCAAACTAGAAATGATAGAAAGAGAGGTATCCTATAATGGGATTAAAGGAATATTTCGCCTCTCTTCCTTTACCTGATAGTGCGATGAAAATAGGACACATGTATCTCGAAGAAGAAATCATAGGTTATCGTACTAATTCAGTTAAGGGTAGAGAGACAATGGATGTCGATATTACTGAAATATCTGTAGGGAAATCAGACGGTTCTACATATCGATATAAAAAAGAACAAACACGATCTTTAGCGATTAGTTTCGTCTTGATAGCGGATACCACATCTGAATATCAAGATTTGGCTAGGAAATTTAAACAAGCTTTGTACAAAGAAGAACAGCACTTTATCTTTAGAGATGAACCTGAAGTATATTATATTGGTACTGTAGAGTCAATCGATGCAGAACCAATTTTTTATATGGAAGGAGTTGGTTGCGCTGGAACTATTAACATTCATTGTTCTGATCCACATAAATATGCTGTACAAGAAACAACTGTCTATGCGACTTTAGACAACGGATACACTTTTGGTGTCAATTACAAAGGAACATATCCAACCAAACCTAAATTTGAAGTTACAATGAGTGGTGATAACGGTTATATGGGTTTTCTTGATCAAAATGGACATATCTTAGAATTTGGAAATGTCGACGAAGCTGATGGGGAAAACAAACAGCGTAATGAACGATTGGTTCAACTTAGTGATTTTAAAAATGCTAAAGATGATGTCGGAGGATACGACGTCATGCATCCTAAATATGGTTCTAATGGTAGTCTGGGAACTGGGCGAATCTCAACAGGCGGGTATACTGATGATTACTTGATTCTTAGAAGTTCAGGTAGACCATATAATACTGCCGGTGGTGGATTAAGAACGATTGAAATTCCTATAGATTCTCAAGGCGAAAAAGGTGCCAAAAATTGGTACTCATATTTTCATCTAATATTTTATGCAGGAGCAATGGGGCAAACAGGAGAAATGTCAATAGCATTTTGTACTGAAGATAATAAACTTATTGCTGGTTGTAACTGGTTTAAAACTGATAAAACTGGAAACAGTGGTTGTTATCAATTTATTACCTATCAAAATCCTGATCCAGGAAGTCCATTAATGCCATGGAAAGTATTAAAAACATGGTATTATACCACTTCTCATATACACGAACAAAACCCTTGGTATAGCGATTGGGGACATTGTGATTTGAGAAAAGAAGGATCTAAATTAACATTCTTTTATTGGGGTTCCTACTATCCATACACCATCCCAGAAATCGAAAATATGGTTTGTACTAAAATACAAATTGCTATAAAGGAATATGACAATCATAGTATGTTGGATTATTATGGCTTTAACACAATGTCGTTTGATAAATTAAATGTTAACTATTGGGTTGATTCAACAAATTTATTCGCAAAAGATGACAAGTTAGAAGTAGATGTGAATACGATGGAAGTAACTTTAAATGGGATGGACAAGTCTTCTATTGGAAAAATTGGTAATGATTGGGATAACTTTGAACTACAGCCGGGTGTTAATCAAATCAAAGCAGTTCTATCATCATGGAATACAACAGTACCAGTTTTAAAAATGACATATAGGGAGGCGTTCTTATGATTATTTATTTTGCGGATAAACAAATGAATATTATAAGTGTTGCTTCATCGACCACAAAGCAAGGTCTAATACTAGCAAATGATGATAAGGTTGAAGATGTTGATACCGGCGCTGTAACATTCGAGTTCGATTTATATTTCACCGAAAAGAATCGTGAAAAAGCAATGAATTCCGCAGTGGCTGGAAATTATATTTTAAAGAAGAATAAAGATGGATATAAAATCTATACAATTATTGATAGTGAGTACGATACTCAAACTATGTGCATCAATGTATATGCGGAAGATGAAGGATTAGATTTATTAAATGAAGTGACTGATGATTCGTATGCACAAAATGTAGAATCACATCCTATTGCTGATTATGTAAATACGTTGATTTATGATACTGGATTTGAAATAGGATTAGATGAATTAGGATCGACAAGAACCAGAACTCTACAATGGGAAGCTGGTAATACAGCAACTGCGCAATTAGATACAGTAGCAAATGCTTTCGAAGCAGAGATATCGTTTAGTTTTAACATTGATGGACTGATGGTTAAAAAGAAAATCATCAATATTCATAAAAAAAGAGGTAACACGGATGTAGCTACACTTAGATTAGACAAACAATTAAATAATATTAAAGTTAAAAAGTCTATTGCCAATCTAGCTACTTGCTATCGTGTTACAGGCGGTATTCCTGAAGGAGCTGAAAATCCAGTTACTTTAGTTGGATATAAGTATGACGATGGAGATTTCTACGTTAGCGAGAGCGGTTGGCTAATGTCACGTAACGCCCTTTCAAAATGGAGTAGATATCAATGGGAACAAGGACTGTCTAATGACGTTGGACACATCGTTAAAAACTTTACTTCAAGTCTTACAACTCAACAAGATCTTTTTAATTCTGCGTTATCATCTTTAAAAAAAGTTTGTGATACTCAGGTTGAATATGAGGTTGATATTGCAATCTTGCCAGATAATGTACGAGTTGGAGACACTATTAATATAGTGGATGAAAGGCATAGACTATACATCAATGCTCGTGTTCTTAAACTTGAAACTAAAGAAATAGAAGGAACGTCAACTGCTACTTTAGGAAACTATAAATTGAGAGACTATGATGTTTCTCAGAAAATTCAGGATTTGTCTGATGAATTTGTTAAATTAGCTGCTAAAAGACAGTTATATACTTGGACTGTATATGCGGATGATGATAAAGGATTAAATATTTCCATTAAACCTGAAAACCATATTTATATGGGTGTTAGTTATAATCATATGACTAAACAGGATGATATTGAATCAATTAAACATCCTGAAATTTATGAGTATATTAAAGTTAAAGGTGAAGATGCTGACAAATCTTATACTTGGATTAAATATGCTGACAATGCTGACGGAACTGGAATCTCATCGAATCCTATTGGTAAAGCATATATTGGTTTTGCTTTCAATAAAAAAGTTCCAATGGAAGATACTGATGAAAGTAGTGATCCTAGCAATTACAAATGGTCCTTGATAAAAGCTAATGACGCTGTCACTTATTACACATGGATTAAATATGCTACAGATGAAAAAGGTTCTAATATGTCTGATAGTTCAATAGGAAGAGATTATATTGGTATAGCAGCAAATAAAGAATCTTCCATACCATCTACCAACGCAAGTGAATATGTTTGGACAAGATTAACCGGAAGAGATGGCGTAGGCGTGTCTTCAATCATCGAAGAATACTACGTTTCTACTTCACATACAAGTTTGCAAGGTGGAGAATGGAAAAATGCTATTCCTGATATTCCAGCAGGAAGTTACCTATGGTCAAGAACTGTAATAACTTATACTGATGATAAAACTGTAATTGGAGTGGCTAAATGTCTTTCTGGAAATGATGGTGTAAGTTTGAAATCAATCAAAATACAATATTATTTATCAGATTCTTTAGAAGAACCTGTCAATGGAGAATGGTCTTATAATCAACCTGAATTTGATAGAACAAAATATCTTTGGAAAAGACAAGAGATCACATTTACAAACAACGTTGTCAATTATACAGAACCTGAACTTGAAATTGCATGGTCTTCAGCAATAGATATGACTGTTGGAGGAGCTAATTTATTAAGAAATAGCAAGAAGTTACAAGGCAATGAATACTACCAGGTTATTAATGGAGAAGAAGATAGAATATCAGTTACAAATCCTTATGGTGGTACTGAAGATGATATATTAAGAGTTGTTTTTTCATCAGACAATACTCTTTTGAGATGCATAAAACCTTTCGGTATATTAGATTTATATTCATTTAGTGTATGGGCTAAAAGCGAATCAAACGATTGTGTGCTAAAAATCAAAATAAACGATGAAACATATACTTGTGATGTAAAAACATCATGGACTAGAGTACAAATACATTTTACCTTATATGAATTGGAAAATGCCAACATCGATATTTCTTGTGCAGGTGAGGTTTTATATTTTTATGAAGCTAAGCTTGAAAAGGGTGATTATTGTACCGATTGGTCACCGTCCAGCAAAGATCTGAACGCAATAGTAGAATTTACAAATGAATATTATTTATCAACATCAAACGAAGAGCCAATCAATGGAAGTTGGGATGAAACTTATCCGCAATGGTCATCTGGTAAATTTATTTGGAAACGTGTAAAGAAGAAAATGTCCGATGGTTCAATCGAATATGACGAACCTGTCTTAGTGGATGTAATTAAAAAAGAAATAGAAGAATCTATGAAAAATGTCCAAGCTACACTTATGAATAAAATTACAGATGTTGATGGTGTTCGTAGTTCAAATATTGCCGAAGTAAAGCAATTGATCAATGATAATTACAATGCAGTACAAGCTCAAATGAGTACAGTAACGCAGGATATGAAATCTTTCACAATTACTACTGAAAGAATTACTGATTTTACTGAAAAATTAAATGGACTATCCACAAAAGAAGATATTAAGCAGTGGGCTAGATTTGAAGATGGGGTTCTAGAACTAGGAGAAAGTAATTCTACTTGCAAAGTTAGATTATCTACTAAAGAATTAGGATTCTATGACTCAAATACTAAAGTAGCTTGGGTATCAAATAACCAACTTCACATTAACGAAGCTGTAATCATGAATAGGATCATACTTGGTGAATTTGTCTTTGAATATGTTGAGGGCTTAGGATTACTTATTTATTAAAGAAAGGAAATCGAAATGAAAAGAGAATATTTTACTGGTGAAGGTACTGATAATTATGATATTCGAATCATGGTATATTCAAATACGTTATATCCAGCATGGCAAGTTAAATGCGACATAACATTGTATGCAAGATATAATGGCAAGAATCTTCCACATAAAGCGGACATAGATTGCTATGCTAGTATTAAAGCTTATGAATTTGAAGATGAAGTATCACACACATTTACCTCAAATGGTTGGGAAGAAATAACAACATTTTCAAGCAGTCTTTGGTATGACGATTCCGGTAACTTTTCTGATATGTTACTCGTGACAGCATTACCTAGTGATGCTAGCAATATGATGACAGTAAAAGAAAATGTAACTCTTGATAAACCCCCAAAGAGTTCAATACTAATTAGTTGTACATGCGATTCAAAATATATTTCCGGAGCTTTCGATTGCCAATGGGCATCACCAGTATATGGTTCTTGGAACTGTTTATATTTGCATGTATTTAGTAATTGTTCAGATATACACGCATATAATCACGGAGTTGATATATATTGTCTCTTAGGTACATGTACTAATGAAAATGCTACTGAAACCAATAAAATCATTTTAAATGATAAAGAGTTAAAAGCCATAGCTGACATTGCTCAGGAAGACTCTGCAGATTTATATTGCGAATGTCGAGTGTTAGCTTTTAAGTCGGATCATAGTGACATGCTTGGTGTAAATTATCAAATGCAAAATTGCAGTGATAAATTGCCGAATGATGAATCTAATACAATAACATTAAGTTTAGAAATCGAAGAAAAGTATAAACCAAATTTAAAAACAGTAGATATTACACCTGTCAACGGTTCAAATGGATACGTATTATCAGGATATTCTTCTGTTAAGTTTGAATTAGATGCTGATATTGCTGAAACATCTTACAAATCTCCAATTGTAAGATATGTAATCCAAGGGGAGGGCATTAACTATAGTGGTTCAGACAAGACATATTCCTCGCCAATTCTAACAAAGACCGGTAAGTATGCATACACTGTAACTGCTTATGATCAAAGAGGTAGATCTGATACCAAAACTGTAATTGTTGAAGTGGTTGCTTATGACAGACCTAGTGGAAGCTTAAAAGCGTATCGTTGTGATGAAGACGGAACTAGAAATGATGTTTCAGGAACATATATACATGTCGATACGTCTTATTTGATAAGTAAGTATACATCATTGGAATTTTTATCATTATCTATTGGAAATAATGTTGTATCTACAGAATTTGAATCCACTTATGCAAATAATTTCGGCAATTATGATATTAATACGCCATATGAAGTTGTATTAACAATAAAAGACAGCTTTGGAGAATCTTTAACATTAAGAACTGAAGTTAAAGTAACATTTATGCCGATAATGGTTGCTGAAACTAAAGATTCTATTGGTATAGGAGGCGTTACTCCGGGACCATCTAAAACAGCACGCTTTGGTTGGGAAGTCCAACTTCAAAATGGATTAAAAGAATTTGTAAATTTAGTCGATTTAATATATCCTGTAGGTTCTCAAATATACAATGCAAATAAAGAATTTGATCCTAATAAATATTATCCGAATACAACATGGGTAAGGATTAAAGGATATGTACTTGCTGGTATAAATGAAGATGATACCGACACAACAGCTAACACAACATTTAATAAGAAAGCTGGCGAAAAAATTGGGAGTAAATGGTTGCATAAACATAGTCATCAACTTAATGGACATGCATTTAATTGGGGTTCAACCGGTTGGGCTAATGAAGTGTATGCACAAAATGCTATTGCGGTTGCTGGTAACCCACCATCAAACAACCTGATGACGAGTCAAGGGTACTGGAATCAGTCCAAGGACTCTGGTAGTGGCGATGGACAAAATATCCAACCAACACAGCTTACTTATATTTGGGAAAGAACGAAATAATTCTTTCTCATTTTTTTATTTTTATAAAGAGGAGGAAAATACATGCTAGATACTGGAAATAATTTGGTATTATCGGTTGAAACTGATAGAACTATCAACCTTAATTCATCTAGATATTTTTTAGGTGTAGAAGGGGATAAAGAAGTTAAAATTATCAGATTTCAGTTAGATAGATATTATTGCGGTATTGATTTATCCGTATTCAAGTCTAGAGTTAACTATAAGCTTTCAAATGGTAAAGAATACTATGGCGAAGCTACTATGGCCGACTTTGATGAAGATTATATCTACGTTGAATGGACATTGGATCCATCCGTAACAAGTGTTAAGGGTAGAGTAGATTTCTTAGTGCAATTAACTAAGCTTGATGAAGATGGATCAATCTTAAAACGATATAACAGTACAATGGCTATAGGAAGGGTTGAAGAAGGTTTAAATCCTGAAGATCAATTACCAGAGTCAATGAAAAAAGACATATTAGCTATTACTGAAGATACCTTAACTCAATTGAAAGAATCAAAAATTGAATTCGATAATCGATTGAAAATTATTAGTGATAAGCAAAACGAAATCATTGTTCGATTGAATGCAACTGACTTAAAAATTGATAACTTTGACAATGATTATGAAACAAAAATGAATGAATTCCATACTGATTATCAAGAAAAGATGGAATCATTTGAAACTGATTATTCAGAAAAAATGAAATCTGCAATTAAAAATATTGAAGATACATCTGTGCAGTCAGTTACAAATGTAGAAAATGCTAAAGATGGAGCTCTACAAAATATTCAAAATAAATCTACTGAACTCCTAAATAATATTGATGAAGCTGAAAATATGGCTCTTAAAAATATTGAAAACTTTGGTGAATATTATCAAGATCAAATCAATAAACTTCAAAAATCTGAAGCGTTGCAAGATGAAGTTCTTGATAAGTTGAATGAAGAAGTTGATTTAAAATTAACTCAACCATACTTGAATAATAAAGGCGAAAAACATGTTGTTAATAGTGATAATGGATTGATGAGAGATTTAGTGATTAAAGGTAACACAGTACAAGTAACAACTAAAGGGTATCAATTATTTTATTTACCTGATGATACAAAAATATCAAATGGTGTTACAACAACTATAAAAGATGGTTTAATTTCATGTGAAGGAACTGTTGCAGTAAACGGTTGGTTTGATGTCTGCGGGAAATTAAATATATCATTGAGACAAGGTATTGAATATACATTTAGTATAAATAAAGCATTATCAGTACGTTGTGCACTTAAAACATTTGAGGATGCAAGGGAAATAGATAGAAATATTACAATTGGAAAAACGTCTATGCAATTTACTCCAGATAGTGATATATCAAGCGCATATGTTTGGATAGCGGCACCAGCTGGAACGAATATTGATATTCAATTTAGGGTTCAAGTAGAAAAAGGTTCAACTACTCATGACTATGAACCATATACAGGTGGTCAACCATCACCTTCCCCTGAATATTCTCAAGAAATTAAAGCGGTTAGTGAAATTAGTGGATCTATAAATGCAAAAAATTTATTTGATTTCAATATTATAAAAGATAGTAATATTACAAGAGGTACAGCAGTTTGGACAAATAATTCTGTTACGATAACTTCCAATGCAAGTGATTGCTATACAGAATCATATAGTAAAAAAAACTACATTAAAGTTAAGCCAAATACGACTTATACATTATTGTTTAAGCGAGATAAAAGCGTACAAGGTAGTATCTACATTTTTGAAAAAAAGAATTATGATGACTCTAACTATTATGATGTAAGTTGTAACACATCAAGTGATTTAAAAAAAGCATGGACTTTTACAACAAAATCTTCTACTAATTATTTAGCTTTTAGATTAGGTATTTATCAAAGTGGTCAAACTTGTACTTTTAGTGAAATTATGTTGGTAGAAGGTAGTCATACTTGGGATAATATTTCTTATGAAAATGGCAAGCAATCGTTATTAAATTATACTCTTCAAAATCCACTTTATAAGTTAGGTGACGTATATGATTACATTGATTTAAATAGAGGTAAGATTGTAAGAAACATTGGTGTTGTAACTTTTGATGGAAGTGATGATGAAGATATAAGATTAAGCCCTCCTGATGGTTCCCGTCGTGTTTATTTGTACCTATTTCGCAATTCTATTCTATCGATAGAAAATATAAACCCCTATTGTAAAAGCAATATGTTTAAATTTACAAATCTATGGACTGACGGTGTAATGTCACATAACCATCTTTTTTATGTTTCAAGTACTAACATATACGTTTCGTATAATGAGATTACGTCTTTAAATGATTTTAAAGCATGGCTCAATAAAAATCCAATTACTGTAGTTTATCAACTTGCAACACCTACAGAAGAAGATATACCACGAGAATTATTAACTCAATTACAACAATTAAAGACTTATTATCCTCAAACCAATATTATGTTTGATACTGAAGTAGAACCATATATCAATTTTGATTATAAATTGAACTTAAAAGCATGGATTGAAGATAAAGATAATAAAGAAATTGAGTATGATAAATCAGTTAACGATATTCAACCATATAGCGACAGTTACATTGAAAAATGGTTTAACTTGATACGTACTGGTAGAGTATACACTGTTAAATTTCCGTTATGGGAAACATCTCAATCACCTATTGGAGAAAAATTAGATGCTAACAGAGGTTTAATCTGCGAACCATCAACTTCAGTATATGCTGGTCAAAATGATTATGATGATATTCCAGTATTCAAAACGTTCGATGTTAACGCATATGTTGATAACGATGGCAAAGTTCATCTAACCGCTTTTAAAGGCGATGAAAACTTCCAAGATACAGGTAAAGTTGATGTATTCGTTCTAACTATGTCTTACTACGAAAAGACATGGACTGAAGATGGTTATTGGTATTATTCGATTAGTGATTCTCCAAAACCTGGTTATACTATTGCTAAAGAATGCCTTAAAAAAGATGGATCAATTAGACCTTATACACTATATGCTAAATATGTAGCAGGTGCTATAGACGGACAACCATATTCCAGCAAAGGCTTAATTCCATGCTATTATCCATTTGAAACTATCTCAGCTTATCATATGGTTTCATATTGCAAGCAAAGAGGTAAATATTATACAGGTGGATTAATGTGGGATTATAAATATATCTGGACAAGATTTATGCTTAAATTTGCAAATACAAATTCTCAGGCTGTTCTTGGTGGAGTATTTGATTACTCATTTCAATATCCAACTACTATTGCTGAAGAAAACGTAAAACGTGTAATAGTTTCAAAATCAAATGCTGCAAGATATGCTGTTGGAAGTTGTGTTTCAATTGGAGATTGGGGTGATGCTACTTCAATGGATAGAAGTAATAAAAATTGTCACAATATTGCTAGAAATGTAAAAATTCTTACAATTGAAGATATTGATGACAGTAATTCAGCGTTGAATTTAGATTTGGCTGAACCTATCACTACAACCACAACATGTCGAGTTACTACAATGCACTATTTAAGTGGATATTCTGATGAAATCTTAGGACGTGATGGTTCTTTAGGCACAGATCCAAAGAGTACAAAACATCCTATTGTTATTTCAGGTATTGAATGTGCTGTAGGTGGTTATGAAATCCCATGTAATGCTATGATGAACATTTTAAATGCAAGTGGGGATAGAGAAGTCTATATTACCCATGATGCTACAAAATTATCTACGAATACTCAAACTATCATGAATACATGGAAGAAATCTGGTATGACAATCAAAACATCTAAAGTGTCTGCTTGGCAGTATATTACTAAGATGGGTATAGATACGGAGCTTGGATGTGTATTACCTTTAGCCGCAGGAGAAAGCGGTTCGGGATCATCGACAGGTTTTGGAGACGGACTCTATTGTGATAATGCTGCGACAGGTCAAAGAGAATTCTTGCTTTTGGGGGATCTCTGGAATGGTTCTGTTAGTGGACTTTCTTGCTTGTCTGCTGGCAACGGCCTTGGTACTGCCGGGTGGTATTCCCTCGCTCGTATCTCTATAATGGCTGTTAGGGGTGAATAGCGGCTAGTCCGCTAGAGGGGTAGCTCCTTTTTTATATAAATAATATAGAAAGGAATTGGTCTCTTTATAAGGATGTAAAATTCAAAATGGGATGTTTAATTAATCGTTTGTTTGCTTTTGGGAAATCTCAGGAATGGTTCTATTAGTGGACTTTCTTACTTGAATGCTGACAACGACCTTGGTAATACCAGGTGGAATTACCTCGCTCGTATCTCTATTTACATTATTATAATTAAACATCGTACCTTAGTAGGACAGTGAAAAACTCCATAGCGATGCTAAAAATTTGACGCATATCCTATAGGTTAGTAAAAGTTGTGAAAGCTTATAAGTCGAAAAAGAGATTAAATTACATGAAAAGATATTGTAAAAATTTTGTGCTAACGCCGGATTTTATACAAGACTGTATCATCAAGTTCATGGATTGCAGTAATCAAAAGAATAGATGGAAAAGAATGGATGTTGCTTATTTCTTCGCATATTATTATCTGCACAAGAGAATTCCATCTTACAACAATGCTAGATTTACATTGTATTTGATGCAGCATGATAGGGATTTGATAAGGTTCTTATACCCGGAAATAGCAAAAGATTTATATATTGAAATAACAGAAAGAAAAATAAAATTAAAGCCGATAGAATATCAAGAAAGATACGATTATACAAGTGGAAAAATTAGAACTATTGGTATATCTTCCATAAAACAACAAATATTAGATTACGTAGCTGTTGAATCATGTAAAGATATGTTTCATGCAAAAATAGGAAGATTTCAATGTGCAAGTTTAAAAGATAGAGGTCCGTTGTATGGTGTAAAAGCTATTCAAAAATGGATTAAAAAAGATCCAAATAGTTGCAAATGGGTTTTCAAATGCGATATTCGTAAATATTATCCTAGTATTAATCATAATATCTTAATTAAATTTCTAGAAAGAGATATTAAAAATAGTACTATAATATATTTACTTAAAACATTAATTAAAACATATATAAAAGGACTATGTATTGGATCGTTTTTATCTCAATACTTAGCAAATTATTTCTTATCATATTTGTATCATTTTGCTTGCGAGCAATGCTATAAATTTAGAAAGAATAAAAGAACAGGTGAAACTAAAAGAGTTAATTTAGTTAACCATGTTCTTTTTTATATGGATGATATTTTATTACTAGGCTCGTCAAAGAAATATGTAGCGAAAGCTGCTGAAATGATAGAACGATTTGCTAATAATATTTTGGGACTGGTTATTAAACCCACAAAACGACTTTTTAAATTAGCAAATAATTTTATAGATATTATGGGTTATAAAATTTATAAAGACCATATCGCCATAAGAAAGAAAACATTTAAGAAAATGAGAAGGAAATGGATAAGATATAAAAACCGCAAAATAGATGTTCATAACGCTAGAAGTGTGTGCTCAACTTACGGTTTTGTAATGCATACGGATTCCTTCAAAATAATTAAAAAGTATAAACTTAAGAAATTAATAGAAAGAGCAAAGGAGGTAGTAAGCACTTATGATAGGAGAATTTACAGAAATGCAACCTGCATACAGATATAGACCTTTGATTGATGGTACTGCTGATGTATTTATTTATAACTTTAAAGAAGAAAAACAAATCAAAATAGATACTCAAGAAAGTGACCAACAATCCGAACAAACAATGTATGTGTACGATGTTTCAGCATTTAATGTATCGCAAAGTGAAGTGACTGAAGAGCGGGTTAAAGCAGATCCAATGTCATATTTTAATTACGAACCGCTTGATCCATATACAGAACAATTATTAACAAATTTGGATCATGAATATAGATTGAGTCGTTTAGAACTAGAATTATAAGGAGACAATT